ATTTTATTTATTATAAATTTAGCTTATAATAAATAATATTCGTTTAATCTTACTTCACAACTACATTCCCCCGTTCCTCCTTCAATTCACTCTCCAAAACTCTCTGAGTCCTCGCATTCAACGTCTTTACCTCCCACTTTAGTTTTGACTCTTCGGGAACTGTACAGAAAAAGTGACGCTCAAATTCCTCCGGATTATCATAAAACAAGAAATGCTTATGCGATCCAGAAGAAATAGAGGTCTTGAAAAAGAGGTCCTCCTCCTTCTTCCCGAACCGGTTCCCGGTCTCATAAATTCCTGTAATAGCATTTCGAATGGTCGAACCCGGATTATCATTGGTGGAATAATATTCCACCGGAATTCGCCTATGGTTCACCCGGATAAAAATCTTCCCATATCCCTTATCCAACTTTTTAGAATCCTCATACAACTTACGCTGCTTCTTGGTCAAAGAACCAATCGAAGATGTTCCAGCAAAAGACTCTTCATCGATGTTTCTTACGTATTGGTCTCCCATGGCAGCAATTTCATGGCTCATAATGTAATCATCGTCATCATCATAGTCGTTAGGAAGGGTGGGGTCAAAAGGATCATCATAGCTCATAGTAGCGGAAAATCCAAAAACTTTTCGAAAAGGTTTCTTAGATGAGTAATACTCGAGTCAAGTCTTTAAGTCCTTTTTAAGGGAACCTACGGTTCCCTTAAGATCCCTCCCTTAATCACGTCCCGATAGTAAATGGAACTAAAGGGAGGGATCTTAAGGGAACCGTAGGTTCCCTTAAAGACGCGTGAAATCTTCACTCGACTTAATACACCAAAGTGGAACTTTATCCGCACCTTTAAAATAAATACTCTCATTATTTTCCCCCTTCATCATGTCATCAAAATCCGGATTAAAAAAAACAGGATCCGTGGTATCCTTCAAAAAATAGATCGGATCATTAGTAAACACGGCATATCGTTCAATCTTAAATATCGAATTTTCATTTTGAAAATCCAAAGGATTTGTAGAAAAGATATAGAACCGACCGAAAATTGGATGCATTGTGCGTTCTTCGAATACCGTATCCGCATCATCTTCGTTATATACGTTTACATATTTACCATCTTCGTTAACACATATGTACATGACATATGGATTTTGAACTTTATGCCCCTCTTTATCCAATAATAATGCGAGTCCATTGGTTTCATCAAAAAGAGGAATGATTTTATTATCAATAGCAAAGCCCATGATTTTTTTATGATTCACAATTTCATCAATAAGTGCCCATGTTCTACGGAATTCGGTTTGTTCTAAATCCATATCACTAAAATCGAAAAATGCATAAATCTGTAGCGGATCAGTTTTATCTTGGAGAAATCCTTTATACATTGTTTTTAATATATCTGGATTCGAATGATCATTCAAATTTATAATACCTATAATACGTTTAAAACATTCATTTATAAAATAAATATGGCTGGAATTTTCAACCGAGTCGTGTTCTTGGACTTCTTCGGTTTTTTTACCATTTAGGCCATCCCAAATCCAATTCACAAACGATGCAGGATTTCCTACATTGGATGGGCATGTAAAATCGAAATGGGGAAAACCGTATGTCTCACCAAAGAGTTCAAATAAAAATTTCAAAAATGGTTGATCCCCTGAGGTTTCGATATAAAAACCACAAATGTGAATATTATAAATTGCACTATTTTTCAATGGATCATTACATAATCCAAATTCATAATCTAGGTCCATGTTTTCGGGATCCAAATAAATGAACTCTTTGATTTCTTCTTCTCCAAGCTTTAGTTCCGGTTTTTTTTCTTCTTTTAGAACCTCTTTTTTTTCTTCTTTTTCTCCTTTTTCTTCACCCGTAGCCGTAATATAATCTTTAATAAAATTCATTTCTCCCCAAGATTCTTGTAATCCGGCATATGGGATTCTTTCAATATTTTCGGTAATTTTTGTAATGACTTCATCGGCTGTTTTTTCTTTAGGGGTTCCTAAATGCGATTTTATTTTAATTTCTTCTGTGGTTTCCGTATTTAAAATTTGAGATTTAGGTAATAATAGTTTAGCCAAATAATCTGATTCCACATATGATCCCATATTATATATTATAGAAAGGATATATAAAATGAGCGAAGAAAGAAGTGGAATGCTTGACGAAGCAAACCGTATGGCAAATGCATCGGTTAAATATGTAGCCGATTCTGTTGCTTCTGGCATAGATACTATTGCAAACATGTTTGAAACAGCGGGCGATATATTAAATTCACCAAATCAATCCGATATGATCGATAAAGACATTTTGAATAACGGATTTGTCTCCAAATGTTTACTTTTTTTCTCTAATAATTCGGGTTTTATTTATACATCCGTGTTTATTGTTCTCGTGTTTTTATTTGGTAGTTTATTGGATACGATTTTAGTGAATAATACCAATTCTCCAAAAAGTGCAATCTTTATAAAATATTCGGTGAGATGGTGGACGATTTTATTCTGTGGACTATTGGTATTTAATTTGTTCCTTTTTTTATTTAAGGGAACCAAAGGTTCCCTTAAGATCCCTCCTTCAAGGTAGATGGAACATTGGTAAGCAGTATCCGCCGGGAACCTAGAAATAATTATATGGTTTTTCTGAAATTATTTGTTGTTAAGGAAATTGGCAAGGAACTAAAGGACGGGAAGGGGTTTTAGGGGGAACCGTGGGTTCCCCCTAGTAATAACTCATTATTAGATAATGGAACCCATATGTAAGGTAAAGATTTTGCCCATTAAAGATGATTTTATTTATCATTATGATCAAAATGGCTGTCCTTTAGTAAGGATTTGTCCAGGTCGATATGTAACATCGGGTGATAAAAATAATAAAACTTTGATGACATGTAAATGTCCGAATGATATGTATTTGGATCGTAATAAAAATGATTGTTTTAAAAAGTGTGAACTCATTGAAAAATATTTTAGGGCGATTCATGCCGATCCACCGGATTTAAAGATTAAGGAGTCTGGTAAATAAGAGGGGAAACCAAGGTTTCCCCTCAGACCCCTTCCTTTTTAATTTACATTTTGTAAGTAATATTGTTAAGGGAGGGATCTTAAGGGAACCGTAGGTTCCCTTAATCCCTTAAACTAAAGAGAAACCAGATTTCTTCTCCAAATAAGGCCCCAAAATATCCGCATCCACCTTCATCTTAAACTGTTCATATATCTCTTCACCGGTTGGTAACCGCCCTTTAGTATTCTTGAAAATCAAAACGAACCCGTCCATTTTTTCATGAGCCGATTTTACCCTTTGTTCAGCATCTCTTTTCGCCTGTTCCAGAACTTTAAGTTCCATCTCTTTCATCAAGTCCGAAGCAGCCTTTTCGGCCTTGATCTTCTCCTCAATAATACGTTCACGATCCAAGAGAGATTGTTCCTTTTGATCCAACAAAGTTTTACGTTCAAGAAATTCCATATTTTCTACAGTGACTTCATCAATATCCATAGTATTAATACCAATCTCGATCATTTCACTAATCTCGGGCCGTTTATACCGGCGTTCTTCCGCACTAATAATAATATCACAAATATCGGGTTTATTCAATGCCTTAAATAACCTCTTACGTTTTTCTAGTTCATCAACATCTACCATTCCACCTAATCCAAGGCATTTATCGAACAATTCGAATAAAAAGAACTTCTTACCTGAAAACGTATTTTTGAAATCGGCGACAATATCCTTGGAAATAGCGGGGCTAGTTTCCATGAGTCGATCGAATTCCAAGCGGCAGGTTTTAATAAATACCGCGGCATCGGACCGATCTTTGATGGATTTCGATAATTCGATCCGGATATTACGTGCGAATTTATCCCAAGATATTGCGGAAACACGATGTCCCTCACTGAGTTCCGATATTTTTAGATATTGTTGTATAGTAGTCAAAATGCCAATACAAATATTAATAGATCCAATGGCCATGGGGGCATATGTCTGGTAAGAAACTGGGATACTACCCTGTGCGAAAGATGCGGTTCCCGTAATGGTGGATAAAACAATTGCGGGTATGGTGAACCATGCATTCATATATGCGTATTTCATATGAGACCGAGAATTGAGCCATTTGTAACATTGAGCGACGTCACACCACTCGACCATGATAAGCTCATTTTCTTTGGACCACTCCATTTTATGCTCATCCTTTTTTTCGGGTGATTTTGTTTTTATTAAGACTGACTCGTTAGATGCATTGGCTGAATTCAAATCGTCCGTGTTTTTTATACCATCTCCTAAAGATTCTTCGGCATTTGAAATGGTTTCTGTTCCTGACATATTTTTTTATACTATATAGAACGCAAAGAAATTAAGCAGGGGAACCGTAGGTTCCCCCTGCAACCCCCTCCCTTTATTGGAGCCCTTTCATTTAATATTTTTTGAAAGGGAGGGATCTTAAGGGAACCGTAGGTTCCCTTATACGGGCTCCGCAATTGGTGGTTCTCCCTCGGTAACCAGAACTGTTGGCTGATGCTCCGATTCATTCATGTGTATGGATTCAGTTATTTCCATCGGAATTTCATCCGCGGCTGGTTCTTTTTTTCTTTCTTCCTCCTCCTCCTCCGGATCCTCCGGTCCCAAGACAATATTATCGATCAATTGGCCACTCAATTCAATGGCTTTTTCCGACTCCACCAACAGACGCTCAACGTCACTTAGCTCCTCGTGTTCTACCGATAAAAACTTTTGTAAAGATGTCTCATCTAAAAGATTCGTCAAATTACTATCCGATTCTGGACCATGTATATCACAAAATGTCGCTCCATTTTGAACCAAAGTTTCACACCCTTCGAAGGAACACTTTTTGGAAACAGGCTTCGAAATCCCATGTCGATTCACCAAGATTTCCGATTCAATCTCTTGCTGAAATCCCTGGATCTTCTCATATATCTTGGTCAAATATATCTTTTGGCTATTATGGAAAAAGGTCAAATAGTTGACATAGAGTCCGATCTGTTCCCGAAGAAGCGTATTTTCATATTCGAGTGTTTGTAAAAAACTGGTAATCGACATACCAACTTTCGTATTATCCGAATAACTCGTTACATTTTGCTCTTTTCCGGAATAGTGTTGGAATAAGTAATTCATTAGTTTCAAAATGTCTGCATGTAAGCTCATAATATCCGACATTTTGTATTCATGAAACGGCTCTAAATCTTTATATGGCTGATATTTTTTATGAAACTCGGTTACGGATGAACGCACATCAATATTGGATTCAGCGGTCTGTAGTAAAATAATATTATAGAGCTTATAATAATCACCATACATACGATTATTGATATGTGTGACATGCTTACATAGATCCTCCATCTGGATGACCAAAGTTTTATATTGGAAATAAAACGAGTCGAGACAGAATAAAAAGATTTTCTTGGTATTCGTTTTCACCAGGTCGTTATAAACTCCTTTCAAATCTTGGATCTGTTTTACAATAACGGTTTTATGCGTTTGGACATCTAACTGGATCTTTAGGATATCTTGGAAATCGGACTTTAACTTATCCAAATTGAAAAGGTAGAGTGATGTCATTATAGTATATATTAGTCAGATAATATCTTTTTTATTTTATTTATCGTGTTACTATATAAATAAAAAATGGCGAGAACAACAATGAAGAATCGTGGTGGTAATATGTTTAAATGGCTTTTCGGTAAGCGAATGACATCCGCGGAAAAACGTCAACGTAGTGCGGAGATACGTGAAAAACGTTTAGCCGGTCTTCCGAATACAAGACAAAACATAGAGAGACAGCAAGAAAAACGTAGACAATCTATGATGAATCGAGATATTGCGTCTCCTGAAACTAGAAGACGTAGACGTGCGTCATTGCCAGGAACGAGTGAAAATATTGAAAGACAGCGGGCAAAAGCTGCTGCTTCTAGACACTTAACAAGAAAATCAAAAAGTAAATAAAGTATAAAAAATATTATAGCTACAAGTAAGTGAATGGAAGGTTTTTTCTTTGAATGTTATTAGGCAACGTTACTTTGTAACCGACAAATTACCTTTTATATATCAATAATGCAAATCGGCTTTTAGAATGTTAAAAGGTGTAACACTCTTGAATATGGATAACGGGACGCTTTTTAAATGTTCATCGGCGTAAAGGTGTAAAAAACTAAATTGGTTAATGAAGACCGTCTGATAATTTAGTCATTTTAGGAAATAGGAAGAGAATTCAATTGTCGGAGAAATGGACAAAATTATTTTATACTATTGTTTTCAATCGTGTAAAATAAATATATCAAAATATAGTAGATAATATAGAAAATGGACGAACGAACTGAAACATGGAAAACTTGGTATACATGTAAAATTAAGCAACTTCCGAACAAAACTGACGACGAAAAACAAAAATTTATTGAATGTGCGTTGAAAAAACTATATGGTTCAACTGAAAAGGAAACAAATGAAAAGGTGAAAGTTTATTTAAATCGCTTGAGTGCTGAATTTACTAAGCAATTACCAGACAAATTAAACGAAAACGGAATTAAAATTTATAACTCTATAAAAACAGAATCCGAAGTTTATGAAGATAAAACACTTCAAGCTAATAGAGAAAATAAATATCTTATTAATTGGAAAAATAGTGCCGACAAAGGAAACACCTTACTTATTAAAGCTTGTAGGGAAAATAAACCAGAAATAGTTAAACAACTAGTTGAATTGGGTGCAAGTGTTAATATTGTGAATAATGAAGGTTTCACAGCGATAATGACGGCTGTATTTTGGGGACGTTTGGAGTGTATTCAAGAACTCCTGACAAACAAAGATATAGATCTATCTAAAAAACCGAAGAATTTTGAGAAAACGCCTCTTGAATATGCAAAAGGAAAGACAACAAACTCCGATACGGAAGAGAAGAAAGAAAACTACAAAAAAATAGTTGAACATCTACAAAATTATAAAAGACGAGAACCGCCACCACCACCACCAGGACCACCACCAGGACCAGCAGCAGCAGCAGTGCCAGCACCACCAGCACCACCAGCACCAGCACCACCAGCACCAGCACCACCAGCTGCCGCAGACCCCCTGACCAAGTACATGAAGGCCTACACCAAAGACGAAATCGCTGCCAACAAGGCCGATGTTGCACCAAAGGGCACTGGTGAGGCCATGTTCGCAGCTGCAAATAAGGGCGATGCAGCTAAATTACAAAATCTCGTCGAGCCCTGGTTCGCGAATCCAGTCCTCAACGACTACAGTGGTAATCGTGGAGAAGTGACACCATTGATTGAAGCTTCCTACAAAGGTCACATCGAATGTGTCCGAGTACTAGCCGCTCAGCCAGGGATAGAGATAAACAAGGACAGTCTTAAGGTCCATTCCACAGCTCTGCTCATTGCATCGTCATGTGGTCATATCGATATCGTGGAATTACTCTGCTCCCTGCAAGGCATCGATTGTAACAAGGCGAATAAAGATGGCCATACCCCTCATAGTCATGCATGCTATCGTTATGAAGGCGTTGACAAGGAGGAAAGGACAAGGAAGATCAGGGCTATCCTTGAACAAAAAGGGTGTTCATCAGCACAAGCAGCACCAGCAGCACCACCACCACCACCAGCACCAGCACCAGCACCACCACTACTAGTAGTAGCACCATCACCAGCACCAGCACCAGCACCAGCACCAGCACCAGCACCAGCACCATCACCAGCACCAGCACCATCACCAGCACCAGCACCAGCACCAGCACCAGCACCAGCCCCAGCACCAGTAGCACCAGTAGCACCAGCACCAGCACCAGCCCCAGCACCAGTAGCACCAGCACCAGCACCAGCACCAGCACCAGCACCAGCACCAGCCCCAGCACCAGTAGCACCAGCACCAGCACAAGTAGTAGTAGCACCAGAAGAAGAAGAAGAAGGAGCAAAACAACCCATTGAGGAAGAAATACCCGACGTAACTCTTCTTGATTTTAGTAAATATACGTTTAAAGCCACTAACGAAAATAAAGAAGAAAGCGAAAAACTGAAATATGATAAAACCAATATAGATAAAATTATTGGGTATGCGAAAAGTAAAAGTAAAACAAAAACACCAGAAGAATTATTTGAGTTAGTTGAACCGTATTTCAATAATGGTAAAGTACTTAATGCAAAGGATAACCATGGATTTACTGCACTATATTGGGCTGTATCAAATAATAATGTAGAGAAGGCAAAGGTCCTACTCGCACAACCAGTAATAGATGTAAATCTAACTTTTGGTGAAGACAAAGAAACTCTTTTGATGATTGCATCAAAAAATGGTTTTTTAAATATTGTTAAATTGCTATGTGCTAACGAGTTTATTGATACGGCGACAGAAACAAAAAAAAAAGCGTTAAGATTAAATCCAAAAAACACAGCTTTAAGTATGGTATGTGATAATTATCACGCTACAAATAAGGCTGAAATTGAGGTAAGAATAATAGCGGTCATTAGGGCCCGTGGTGCAAAACATGGCGGTAAACTGAACAAAACGAGAAAATTAAATCTTATAAAACCAATGAATTCAATGAAAAAAACCAAGGCGAAAAGAAATAAAAAAAGGTCTAATAAAAACCGAGTAATAAAAAGAACAAGAAAACAAAAGCTTAGAAAAAGAGTATAAACCCATAATATATTTTTATTTAATATAGTATGGATATGTCAACGCCCGAAAATTTCAGATCCGTAATTTCGGATTTCGCAAAAGATTTAAGCACAACTTTCCCAGAATATGCCTTTCTTTGGTCGAAATGGTCGGACTCGGAAACCGAGAAAGACGAATATGATCGTCTTTTCCAGTATACCATGGTTCTTTACCCCGAACGTTTCTTCGATATTCTTTATCAGAATGCCGATATTTTCAAGCCGGATTCCGAAATAAATACCCAATTCTTACCCAATGTCGATTTCAAGCTCCTTTATCATTGTGATGGTATAAGTGACTCAACAAGGGCCTCATTATGGAAGTATTTACAGGTGATTTTATTCACGGTGGTAGGATCGGTGAAAGATAAGGCGAATTTTGGTAATTCGATGAACTTATTCGAGGGTATCGATGAATCGGAGCTTCAAACTAAGCTCAAGGATGCGATGGGGAGTATTGGTGACTTCTTTGGGAAGATGGAAAGCGACAAAAGCGAACCCGTGGAAGCCGAGGACGTAGAAGAAGATGAGGACAAAGAAGATTCCAAGCCATTTAACCCCAAGAATTTCTTTGGATCGGGTGGAATGCCGAATCCCGAGTCGCTTCATGAGCATTTGAAGACCCTTTTCGATGGAAAGATCGGTAAGCTGGCGAAGGAACTCGCCGAGGAAATCAGTGAGGATTTTGCAAAGACATTCGGTGAAGATATGGATAACATGAAGTCCACTCAGGATGTATTTTCCAAGCTGATGAAGAACCCCGAAAAGATAAGTGGTTTAGTAAAAACGGTAGGTGATAAATTGAAGACCAAGATGGCGAACGGTGAGATATCGAAAGACGATCTCATGAGTGAGGCAGGTGAACTCATGAAGAAAATGAAGGAGATGGGTGGTGCAGAGAATTTCGCTTCGATGTTCAAAAATATGGCCAAGGGAATGGGTGTGAATATTCCGAAAGGTGCCAAGATCGATACAAACGCACTCAAATCTATGGAGAAGAAGATTACGGCGAATGATAAGATGAAGGCTCGTATTCTGGCGAAGAAGCAGAAGAAAGCGGAAGAAGAGGCTCTAAAACAACTTTTTATGCAAAAACAATTGGAGGAACGTAGGCAAGCACTTGCAAATTCGTTTACACTTTCAAATACAGACACGCCAGATAATCTTGTTTTTGCAATTAAGGGAGAGGAAAAGCAGCAGAAGTCTGGTCTAAGACCACCTACTATAAATAGTTCAATGGATCTTGATTCTCTAGTAAACAATATTGAGAATACAAATAAGCCTGTTTTAAGTGCTTCGCAAAAGAAGAATGCAAAGAAGAAGGCAAAAAAGTTGGTCGAGAAAGGAAATGTGAGTGAAGCAGAAATCGAGGCATTAACCTCATCGGTGTAAAAGGCATATAAATAATAAACAACAATGGTAATAAAAGTATGTTTCTTTATTTTGGTTTAATGATTATTCAATATGTCTATTTGTGTATTTTTTCTTATTTTAATCCCGTAATAAATTTTTTATTTCAATCAGTTTATGAATATACTATGGACGGAATAAACCACAAAGCTACTATATATAAAACAAATAACAAATCAAAAAAATTACTTTTAATAATATCGGGTTCGTATCAATTAACATTTGACATTTATATGCAAAAATTAATACATGACATAAAAAATAATCCTTATTTTCATAACACCAAAGGACAATATGAAATAGTAGTTTTTGAAAAGCGGGATAAGTCAAGTATAACAATTTACAAAGATGTCGCTGAATACATAAAATCGGTAAATTCAGAGAACCCTCTGGAAGAATTAATAATTTTAGGTTTTTCTGCTGGCGGTGTGGTAAGTAGTCATATTATGGCTGAACTGAGCGAATTTAAATTTAAAAAAAAGATTATTACTTATGACTCACCATGGCAAGTTATGGACAATGTGCTTGGATTCAAAGATAATATTATCTATAGACCTGATATTATATTTTTTAATGCTGTTCATAGAATATATTCAAATCATTATAATATTAGTGAAATACAGGAGCATTTAATAACAAATCCCAATAATATTATAAATGGTTCTGTTGAGCTTGTGGATATTATAAAAAAAATACATAATTACTCACATGAAGAAATGTATGCAGTGACTAGTTTTAACTTAAACCAGACGGATGAAACTAAAGTTGTCAATATTTGGACTACACGTGATCCTTTTGTAAACCGATGCACTCACGATGATTTTATGTTAAAAAACTCGGATAAAATAAAATTTCCAATTTCAAATGTAAAAAAAGAAACGGTTGGTCATTGTACTGATTTAATATCTGATGCTTATTTGTTGGATATATTAGAAGCTATATTGTTGTAAAAATCGTCCCATTTTTCTCATTTTATCTGCAGATTAAATGAGAAAAGTTATAAAAAGGTATAAAAAATACAAATAATAATGGTGTATATGCAAAATCCCCCTTATTATTTATCAGTTGGTGCTATATTAAAAAATGAATCCAATTCGATTATAGAATGGATAGAGCATTATATATTAAGGTGTGTCGATCATTTTTATTTGATTGATGATGAAAGCACAGACAATTCGGTGGAACTATTGAAACCTTATATTGAAAAAGGAAAAGTAACACTTTTCCGGCCAAAATGGGGGAAATATGTCGGACGACAAATGGCGATGTATAATGAATACATTTTACCAAGATTACATGAAACCAAATGGTTGATGATTGTTGATTTGGATGAATATGTTTGGTCACCTAGAAATATAGATCTGAAAATAGTTTTACATGAGTGTGAACATTTAGGTCAAATTCAAATACGGCATACGATTTATGGGTCGAATGGACATATTAAACAACCCGGTTCTATTGTATCCAGTTTTACTAGAAGGAGTTCCCAACATCCAACGGAAAATCCGGGTAATTATAAATACATTGTGAATACCGCGTTTGAATTTACGAGCTTGAATATACATCATGCAACGTTTTTACTTAAACATAACGAAATAAACGATTTTTTATGTATTGAACCGGATTATTTTATCATGAATCATTATTGTTGTCAATCGAAGGAATTTTGGATGAATGTGAAATGTACGAGAGGAGATTGTGATGACTATCGTGATCGTACGGAAAAAGATTTTTTGGAAGTGGATTTGAATGATGTGGAAGATCTTGGATTAGTCAATCAATCATAGGGTGGTCCCTTTTTTTGTCTGCTAGTTATATAATATAATATGAATTTGTTGAAATTTTTTAATATACCCGCTTTTTTGATAAGTTTCGCAATCGGGATGTTTATTGTATATATTACTTTAGATGATACGCGTAAGATTTATGTCTACCCTACCCCGGAAAATGTGGAACTTATGCAGTACAAGGATAAAACGGATTCATGTTTTGAATATCAACAAAAAGAGGTGGAATGTCCGGTGGATGAATCGATGGTGAGTAAGATTACAGCACAAGTTTAAGGGAGCAGGGGAACCGTAGGTTCCCCCTGCGACCCCCTCCTATTCATTTACTAACCAAAGGAAGGGGTCTTAGGGGCCTAAGCTTCGCTGAATGCCAAGGTTTCCCCTTAAATATTTTGTAATCGTTATATAGAACGATTATAAAAAGATGAACATCAAACGTTTGCTCAATTCAAATTTGGGTAGAGTTTTCATCTCCATCCTTCTCGGTCTAGGTTTAGCCACCTTATTCCGAAAGGTATGTAAAGATAAAAACTGTATCAAGTTTAGTGGTCCTGTGATCGGTGACATCGAAGGCAAAACATATAAATACGGTGATAAATGTTATACTTATACATCGAACCCGACGAAATGCGATAATGATACAAAAAAAGTGGTCGATATTTCAATTAAGGTGGATACAGGCGATTTACCGATTGTAAATACACCAGTGGCCAGTTCAATGCCTAAGCTTTTTTAGAAGCGGGGAACCAAGGTATTCAGCAAAGCTTACGCCTTTAGATCCCTCCTTTAAAAAAAAGTTTAAAAGGAAGGGGTCTTAGGGGCGTAAGCTTCGCTGAATACCTTGGTTTCCCCTACTTAATGCGGCGTTTTCCGATTCTTCTGATATTTTGTTATAATATAAAATGTCAGAGCCCATTGCCACAACCCGAATTGCGGATTTGCCCGAAAACATCACTATTCAAATGAATGGTCAGTACCAGCAACAACAAACACAATATGCTTTACCGAATGTCCCCCAAGGTCCACCTCCACCCATTGTCATGGGAAGTAATGCACAGCAACATGTCGATGTAGGACAAAATACATATGTCCCCATAAACATTCACCCAAATCCATATGGTGTTCAACAACAAGATCCCACTCTTCCTCTTCCTCAAAATATTCAACAACGAGGAACGAATCAGGTTCCGCCGCAAAATTATTCAGCTCAGGTTATGGGAGGTTTAGACCCCGCCCAAGAAATCCAACACCGACTTCCATCCCGTGATATCCCCATGGATTCTTTAGCATATCAACATGATCAACAAATCCATGCAAATTATATCCCGAAACCGAAATTAACTTCGGACTACATTCGTGATTACGAAGCTGCGAGTGAAGACCGATTGAGAAAACACGAAGAAAAGAAGCATCGTGAGAAAACAGTGGATTCGATTTTCACCAATATTCAGACCCCTATTTTGATCGCGATTTTATATTTTTTATTCCAGTTACCGATTGTTACCACTTTGCTATATAAATATTTTTCATTCTTGGCGATTTATAATACGGATGGGAATTTGAATCTCTCCGGTTTAATCCTGAAAAGTGTAATGTTTGGCTCTTTATTTTTCAGTTTACAATCTGTTTCGGAATATGTAAGCAATTTTTAAGGGAATCCTTACTTTTTGATAACAGCGGCGGTTTTACCGTTACCAATATTCACAAAATCATATTTTATACCAATGCTTTCGAAAAATTCATCCGTGGCAAGTCGTTGCCCATACCATTGGTAATAATCGTCAAAAATGATGACTCCACCGGGAACGACTTTTTCATACATACGTTCAAGTTCGTATTTACTGGTATTGTACCAATCTGTATCCAATCTTAGAACGGCTATTTTATCGGGAATATTTGCGTCGTCCTTTAATGTTTCCATAACATCCCCAATAACATAATGTAAACGTTCTTGTGGATATCCAGTAGAATTCAATCTATTTTTAACTTGCTCCAATGGAACATAACACATACCATTCGTTTTATCATCTATTATTTTTGATTTCCAAGTATTATACATATCTTCTTGATTAATAACCCACAAATAAGCATCGTCGCAACTATAATCATGTTCTCCGGGTTCAGTTAATCCGGCGAAAGTATCAAATAGATAAATATCATATACGGCGGATTTCTCTTGTAATCGATTGATCCAAGTGTATTCAAAATCACCGTGTTCAACTCCACATTCCACAATTGCCCCTTCTATGTTATTCTCTAGAATATAATCAATAACGTCGGCTCCGTCCATTATATAAATAATACTATTTTATTATTTATATTGAATCAAGTATTATCTAATTATTCACAAAGAAATTTTCCAATTTACATTTATCATCATTATAGGATATGCAAATAGCACCTATAGTTGACATAAATGAATACCAATAAGGCTAAAAAATAAAAAAAATGACTTAATACAAGAACGGTAGGCACATTGAATTTTCCAAGAAGTATTTTCTTTAATATGGGGTAAATTCCCTATAAAAAGCGACAAATAGGGCGACAAAAATATAGCTTGGAATCTGTAACATACTTATATAATAAAATGGAAAATAATATTATTTCAATTGTATTGTAACGTGTAATGTTTAATTAAATTAGGGTCTCACTACACTATTGAATGCAAACCATACACCAGAGCCATTTGAAATATATAATGTAGCGTTTGTTGTGCCATTAACAGACATTCGCATCGTTCCAAATGCGACGGTATCTGTGGGTGGATTATCTGTTGTTAATGTTACTGAATTTAGACCGGCGGGTCCGGTAGGACCTGTTGTTCCGGTATTACCCGTATGACCACTTAATCCAGTGAGACCTGTAAAACCTGTAGGACCTGTTATTCCCGTAGGACCAGTAGATCCTGTGTTACCGGTTGAACCAGTGTTACCGGTTGAACCTGTGTTACCTGTGTTACCAGTATCACCGGTAGATCCAGTTGATCCTGTAAAACCAGTTGAACCAGTTAAACCTGTGTTACCCGTATTGCCAGTAGATCCAGTAGAACCCGTAGAACCTGTAAAACCAGTAGATCCCGTGGAACCTGTGTTACCTGTAGAACCAGTAGAACCTGTGTTACCCGTATCACCTGTGCTACCTGTGGAACCAGTAGATCCCGTGGAACCAGTAGATCCTGTGGAACCTGTGGAACCAGTTGAACCAGTTGCTCCTGTAGAACCAGTAGAACCAGTAGAACCAGTAGAACCTGTAGAACCTGTGTTACCCGTATCACCAGTAGATCCCGTAGTTCCAGTGGAACCAGTATTACCAGTAGATCCCGTAGTTCCAGTGGAACCAGTATTACCAGTAGTTCCAGTCAAACCTGTGTTACCAGTAGTTCCAGTCAAACCTGTGTTACCAGTTGGACCTGTGTTACCAGTATTACCGGTAGATCCTGTAGATCCTGTTCTTCCGGTCGCACCAGTATTTGTAGCAGATCCAGGTAATCCGGTCGGTCCTGTGTGACCAGTCGATCCAGTAAATCCGGTTCTTCCGGTTGGTCCACTATTTCCCGATAATCCTGTGAATCCAGTCGCACCTGTGCTTGTGGCAATTCCGGGTATTCCGGTTGGTCCTGTAGGACCGGTGTGTCCAGTCGCACCCGTATTTACTGCGGTTCCGGGTATTCCGGTTGGTCCTGTATGGCCAGTTCTTCCGGTTGGCCCAGTATCACCTGTGTTGCCGGTTAAACCCGTTACTCCAGTAAATCCGGTTCTTCCGGTTGGTCCAGTAGTTCCCGATAATCCTGTGAATCCAGTCGCACCTGTGCTTGTAGCAATTCCGGGTATTCCGGTTGGTCCCGTAGGACCGGTATGTCCAGTTGCACCCGTATTTACTGCGGTTCCCGGTATACCTTGTGGTCCAGTATGACCTGTTCTACCGGTAGGTCCAGTATCTCCGGTGTTGCCGGTGAATCCAGTTCTTCCGGTTGCTCCGGTTGCTCCTGTATTTGTAGCATTTCCAGGTGCACCGGTTGGTCCAGTGAGTCCGGTTAGCCCAGTAAATCCAGTTGCACCCGTGGTTGTGGCAATACCAGGTATACCCTGTGGTCCAGTAGCTCCAGTTGTTCCTGTAAAACCAGTAGTGCCTGTAAAACCAGTATCTCCGGTTGACCCAGTTGATCCTGTAAAACCCGTAAAACCAGTATCACCAGTAGATCCAGTTGAACCCGTTTGACCAGTTGAACCCGTTTGACCAGTTGAACCCGTTTGACCAGTTGAACCAGTTGAACCAGTTGAACCAGTATTACCAGTATTACCAGTTGAACCGGTTGATCCAGTTGATCCGGTTGAACCAGTTGATCCAGTTGAACCAGTTGATCCAGTTGATCCTGTTGATCCGGTTGAACCGGTTGATCCAGTTGAACCCGTTTGACCAGTTGAACCCGTTTGACCAGTATTACCAGTAGATCCAGTATTACCAGTAGATCCAGTATTACCAGTAAATCCAGTATTACCTGTAGATCCAGTTGAACCGGTTGTGCCAGTTGATCCAGTTGATCCAGTATTACCAGTAGATCCAGTATTACCTGTAGATCCGGTTAAACCAGTTGTTCCACTTGGTCCCGTTGATCCGGTTGAACCAGTTGATCCAGTGCGACCGGTGCTACCTGTCGACGCGGTATTTCCGGTTGAACCATATAATATAGTTCCATATGGAGAAAAAGATATATTTTGATAACCGTTATTTATACCCGTTATGTAAAACAAGGAACAATAAGGTTGGGTTGGGTATAAATTTTGAACAGATCCTTGTGTTACAACAAGAATACCATTTCTGTAATAATTCACCGAATTTAAATCAATTATAATTGTGAATACATCAGTTAAATTATAAGAATAAGTAGTTCCAATAACTACCTGATTATTTATAATATTAAATTGCTGTCCAGTTATAAAATTAAACCCGTATGTTGTTACTGATTGGTTAGCGGTTAATGATAATCCGGCTCTACTTATACTAGAAACTATATTCGTTAATGAAAATGTCAAATATGAATAATTATAAAACTCTCTTGTTATTACAAATGAATCGATACCATTTTGATCATTTTTTATAATTCGATTAGGAGACAAAGAAACTCCAGACTGAGTACTATCGGAACGGACTGCTAATGTAAAAAGAGCAGGACCAAACGAACCCGTGGTTCCTGTAAAACCCGTTGTTCCAGTTTGACCGGTTATTCCCGTTTGACCGGTAGGTCCAGTTTGACCAGTGGTTCCTGTAAAACCAGTTGCTCCGGTTTGACCGGTTACTCCGGTTATACCCGTAGATCCTGTTTGACCACTTGCTCCAGTGGAACCACTTGATCCTGTTTGACCGGTTGTTCCTGTGGAACCAGTAGTTCCCGTTTGACCAGTTGCTCCCGTTTGACCACTTGCTCCCGTTTGACCACTCAATCCGGTTGAACCCGTAGTTCCCGTTTGACCAATTGGTCCCGTGGAACCAGTTGTTCCCGTTTGACCACTCGATCCGGTTGAACCTGTAGTTCCCGTGTGACCAATTGCTCCCGTGGAACCAGTTGCTCCTGTTTGACCACTCGATCCGGTTGAACCCGTAGTTCCTGTTGTCCCAGTTGATCCTGTTCTACCAGTTGTTCCGGTTGTCCCAGTTGTTCCGGTTGTCCCAGTTGTTCCTGTTGTCCCAGTTGTTCCGGTTGTCCCGGTTGTTCCGGTTGTCCCAGTTGTTCCGGTCGTTCCTGTTGTCCCGGTTGTTCCGGTTGTTCCTGTTGGACCAGTCGTTCCTGTTATACCAGTATTACCAGTAGAACCCGTATGACCTGTAGACCCAGTTGTTCCTGTTGTCCCAGTTGTTCCGGTCGATCCAGTATCACCACTAGAACCCGTATGACCTGTAGACCCAGTTGTTCCTGTTGATCCAGTTGTTCCGGTCGATCCAGTATCACCACTAGAACCCGTAGATCCCGTTTGACCAGTTGCTCCTGTTGGACCAGTCGTACCGGTTGATCCAGTATCACCGGTTGATCCAGTATCACCGGTTGATCCAGTTGTTCCTGTTGGACCAGTCGTTCCGGTTGATCCAGTATCACCAGTTGAACCCGTAGATCCAGTTTGACCGGTAGTTCCTGTTGTACCAGTCGTTCCTGTTGATCCAGTATCACCAGTTAAACCCGTATGACCCGTAGATCCGGTTGATCCAGTTATTCCCGTAGGCCCGGTTGTACCATACATAACTTGACCATATGGAGCAAATGTGATATACTGAACGCCAGAATTTATTTTATTCATCGCAAAAAAACCTCCATAGGAACCATTCGGATATAAATTTTTTACACTTGCTTGAGGAACCAATAATAGACCATTTTTATAAAAGTTTATATAATTAGAATCCACTGCAATTGTAAATATGTCGCTTTCCTCATAACCAAATTCAGTAGGTAATGTTGTATTATTATTGATAATATAAAAAACGTTGGGAAAATTGAAACTAGGTGCAAATCTAAAACCGTACGTTGGATCTTTAACTTCTATGTTTTTACATTCCGTACATAATCCGGCACGACATGTTGTCGGATATAGTCCCGTTAAAGAAAAAGAAATGTAGCAACGACCATATGACTCATTGGTTATTACATAAGAATCGACGGAATCGTCCAAAACTTTAGTAAAACTATTGGATAATATATAGTTTATAGCATTTGGATTCGTATCCGATCGTCGGGTTAATGTAAACATCGCTGGTCCAAGAATTCCCGTGGGTCCAGTTACACCCTTCGTTCCAGTTAATCCAGTAGCACCTGCCATTCCGGTAATACCAGTATTTCCAGTTACACCATATAAGAAAGTACTGAATGGTGAGAATGTAATATTTCTTATACCATCATTTCTTGTTGTAACCGTGTATATAGAATAATATGGTCTAGACGAATACACATTGGGTATAGTATTTGCTCCAACCAATAGTGTTCCATTTTTATAAAAGTTTATCGTAGTCGATGTTATAACTATCGTAAAAACATCACTTACTTCGTATGTAAATGAAATCGGTAATAAATTGTTATTACATATAAGGTAAAAAGTATTAGATACCGAATAGTTATACGGGAAATAAAATCCATAGGTGGGAGTGAATGTATTTGTATTGTTTTTATCTATACATAAACCCGCTTTAATTTGACCCGATGGATTAGTGTAAACGGAAAACGACATATAACATGATGTATATGCCTCTAATGAAATAACGGTTGATTCATTTAAAAAACTGCTTACTTTTACAAAAGAATTTGGAGTTAAATATACATCACTTGTGGGAGTATCGCTTCGTGGATATAAATTAAATGTTGATGCACCGGCCAATCCAGTAGGACCCGTTTGACCCGTAAGCCCGGTGTTTCCCGTTTCTCCAGTAGATCCGGTTAATCCAGGAATACCCTTGGCACCAGTTTCGCCTTTTGTTCCGGTGTCACCCGTTGCTCCTGTATTTGTTGCAATACCAGGTATACCCCGTGGACCGGTGAATCCAGTTTCTCCCGTTGACCCGGTTGACCCTGTCGCTCCGGTATTTGATGCTATACCGGGTATACCCTGTGCCCCAGTAACTCCAGTAATTCCGGTCATTCCTGTAGGTCCTATATAATCAAGAATTGTCCTGGTTCTATAAGGTAGTTCATTTTGATTCGTTGTGGGGTATAAAAAGTGTGACATATTATTAGTTTGTTGAACTGATGATGCCATGGCATTTATACCACGACGATTTGTAGTAACTGGCATTTATATCAATTATATTAATTATATCTATATTTTATATTTGTTATTCGAACGTTAATATTTTACATCAATGAATACACCGATGAACATTTAAAATGGGACAAACCGCTGTAAGCGGTTTGCCTTTTAATTGATTTATCGGTAACGTTTCCCTTAAATATCTAGTGGGACGCCTTTCAGGCGTCCCATTTTAAATATTCAAGGGTGTAATACATTGGTATAAAAAATCATGTAAACATTTTTGCTAATTTATCTAATGTCGTATTTTTTGCTGTTTTTCGGTATGTATTTTTGTTTATTTTTTTGCGGAGTTTTTTATTTTCATAATTAATAGGCACTAAATCAGAGTTTTTATTTTTTTCACTATTGGTTTTAAGTGATGGATTGTATTTGAAAAACCATTCTTTGAATTCTCTCGAATCTTTTTTATCTTTTAGCTGTTTGAATTTATCAGCTTTTATAGCTCGAATGCTTTCCAGAGTCTCTTGTTTCCCATAACAAGTGCTACTAAAACGTTTTAAAATTCCGCGTTGGTCTAATCTAGTTTCTTGTTCCACATTGAAAAGGAATTGTGCCATACATAAGATTCGATCTTTAAAATAATAAGGTGCATTAGAAAACATGAAGGCTAAATAAAAGTTCAAAATAGTATCAATTGTTGCCACATTTATCTCTTGATTTCCAATCTGAATAGTATTATAATTATGACATGCAATCGGTTTATAAATAAAAGCAACGATTTCTTTATCGACTCTGATCTCAATATGTTCGGGTATGATTTCGTCAAATGATTCGTGTTTCAAAGAAACCACTTTTTTGAAGCCAGCAGCTTCCAGTCTCTCTTTTACGATTGTTGCACATTTTTCAGGGATTTCACAAAGAACATCAAAATCTGGTATTTTTTTAACTAAATGTTGATGCTCTTTTGGCATATGACGTGAATATAAACTTGATGCGTACCCTCCAAAAAAAACTACACCCATCTCAATAAAAGCATCCCGAACGGTAAAATAAATTTTTTCGGAATCTTCAAGGTGTGAGTCCAATTTTCTCTGAAAATCCACACTATTACAATTATAATCCACTTTCATTGGATGGTATTTATTCAATAATGTGAGTCGTTTTAACACTTTTTCCCAACGACTTACGTCTCCAGCCGGACGCGAAAGTTCTAAATACATATTCATTCGTAAAAAATTAGCAGGTGCATATTTAATACCAGCAACCGAAATAGCTTCTTTTGATAATGCTTTGAATAATTCCGGATGAATATTTGTAATATCCGCCATAGGAATGAAATTGACGAATACTTTATAGGTACCATGATGGACACCGGATTTTGCTTCTACATCGTCATATCCAGCTTTTGCATAGATGTCAGAGAGTTCAATTGCATCATCTAAAGCATTTGCGGAATAGAAATCATAATCTGGAACTTCAATTTCACGGTTATAAAACTGAGCGTATTTTGGTAGAATATTATTGATTGCAGTTCCGCCGTAACATACAAGTTTTTTTTTGACCAGAAAATCTTCTAAAATATCGATCATTTTCTTTATCTGATCACCATTTGCAACTTTTTCACCTTGGAGTTTTTCGTTTTCATCTACCGCTTGACGTAGAATAGCGAGCTCACAATCATGGAAAGTCATTTTGTCGTCGCATGCTTCGGGGGTATATTTGCGTTTTATAGTTTTTTTTGGTTTTCTATATTCTAACGACCTTGAAGATTTCATATATATTGGAATTAATTCTAATATATGTGCAGAAAATTAAGGGAACCAAGGTTCCCTTAAGATCCCTCCTTTAACAAAGTTTACACAGTCTCTTTCTTTTTAGTCCCAATTGAATAGGAGGGATTTAAAGGGAACCTAGGTTCCCTTTACGGCATATTCGATCGCAAATCGCAAAGGAACAAACGCAGTCTTATACGTCCTGAACATATCCTCATACACCGCCAACCTGGCATCATTAATATAAAAAGCCTCTGCAATCATTTGAGCACCATAGTTCTTAATTAAATACATAGAATCACAATTCCTTGTTCCGAAAATGCCGATTTGTGGTAAAACGATACGCATCATATAAACACTAGGATCGGGTGGGTTTATGGATTGATTGAGCAAATCGTTTTCCTTATAAACTCTTACAGCATTGGCACCACTTTCCATATTTATAACATTTTTCAAATTATAACAATTCGCCTGTCCAGGTAAGCATGTCGGGTAATTCGCATAATTGGGCGATGTATTTCGATCAACAATTAGAACAATTTGTCCCATGAGAGTGGAAATAGGTGTTTCAGGTCCAACATTTCCCGTAAATAGCCGATTTTTTAGTATATTGGATGCGGATGTTGCAATAGCCTCATATGCATCATTCACATTACTTTTAATACGTAAATGAATAAATAAAGGGTCCGATTGATTCGGCGAATTGTCATTGAAACCATACAGTAAGATCGTGGAAAAAACGCCTTCCAATGAAACCGGTAATCCTTTGGATGTAAACGAACTATATGACGGGTCATAATTCGTGGTGGAATGTGCAATTACAGGAAATCCATCTTTATAATAAACCTCAAAATCCAAAAATCGACATCCGCGTGATAACACATATTTTATAGCATTTAAATTCATATAGCCTCCACTATATGCACTGTTTGATGAAGATTTAATACAATAATCACGTAAATACAGCGGCATTCCTTGGACAATATTTAGACTAGTAATTCCAGATCCATTGGATATATTTTCTATAGCAGTCAATTCTGATTCTTTTGTAACATTTGTTTCGTCATCATATGGTGGTGTAGGAGGACTAAGATCCGTTTGTTTTTTTGATATGATTCTGTAAAAAATATATATTAAAATTATTGCAATAACTATGATTAGAATAATATTTACTGATTCCATTTGATCTATATGTAATTACTGACAAAAGTATTTTTAGAGGGGGAACCAAGGCATTCAACGAAATCTCGACCATTCAAAAGTATTTTTCGAATAAAATTATATAATAATCTATTGAATATATAGTACATATGGCGGGAGGTTTACTAAATATTGTTTCAGTCGGTAACGCGAATGTAATATTAACCGGTAACCCTACAAAAACGTTTTTTAAAGTGACTTATTCTAAATATACGAACTTTGGTCTACAAAAGTTTCGTATAGATTTTGAAGGTTCTCGCGATTTACGTCTGAACGATCAATCTACATTCACCTTCAAAATGAAACGGTATGGTGATTTATTAATGGATACATATTTGGTCCTCAATCTACCCGATATATGGAGTCCTATATGGCAACCATCGGAAAACACTGGTGACCAATGGTCTCCGTATGAATTTAAATGGATTGATAATTTGGGAATACAAATGATATCATCCATTGAAATTCTATGCGGATCGGTTACTTTACATAAATATTCGGGTCAGTATCTCTATTTGATGATGCAACGTGATTTTAGTCAAAAAAAGCAGGATTTATTTAATGAAATGTCTGGAAATGTAGCCGAATTGAATGATCCCGTGCATTCCGATACATATTCAAGTGTTTCAGAAACAAACGATTCACATGGTTACCCTTCGGCATTTTATACATCAAATCCAATGGGTGCCGACCCATCCATTCGTGGTAGAACAATTTATATACCCATAAATACCATGTTTACATTAGATTCCAGATGTGCATTTCCTTTGATTTCATTACAATATAACGAATTGACAATAAATGTTACACTGAGATCTATCCAAGATTTATTTCAAGTACGTGATGTATTTGATGTTTCTAATAATTTTCCCTATGTAAGACCGGATTTTAATCAAGATCGATTCCAACTATACCGATTTCTACAAACACCACCCAGTGTTGATTTGACATCTACTAATTATGAAACACAAATAGATTCCTGGGTTGCCGATGTACATTTGTTATCGACATATGGATTTTTATCAAAAGAAGAACGCGATCTATTTGCAGCCGAGGATCAAATGTATTTAATAAAAGACGTTTTTCAATATTATCAGCAAAATGTCACTGGATCAAGTAAAGTGAAATTACAGAATTCGAATGGTATGGTTTCTTCATGGATGTGGTATTTACAGAGAAGTGATGCAAATTTGAGAAATGAATGGAGTAATTATACGAATTGGCCATATACAACGGGACAGCCAGGTGATTTACAATTAGCACCGTTAGATATATCGGGAAACATTCCGGGTCCTGGGACACAAGATATTTATATTACTGGGAATTTTAATGCATTGAATAAAAAAGAGATTTTAGAAACATTTGGAATTGTATTTGAAGGGGATTATAGGGAAAATGTTATGCCAAGAGGAGTTTATGACTATGTCGAAAAATATACGAGAACCGATGGATTCGCTGATTCAGGAATTTATTGTTATAATTTCTGTTTACATACGAGTCCATTGGAGTATCAACCGTCGGGTGCAATTAATTTAAGTCGATTTAAAAATATTGAATTTGAACTTACAACATATATACCTCCAGTTGATAATTCTCCGAATAAATTTGTTGTGGATTGTGATTCTCTTGGTAATCCTATAGCAATAAGTACGAAACCTGGATGGGCTATATATAAATATAATTATGATATTACCATTTTTGAAGAGAGGTATAATATTTTGTCGTTTATAGGGGGGAATTGTGGACTGATGTATGCCCGATGAGGGGAAACCAAGGTTTCCCCTCAAACCCCTTCCTTTCGTACTTTCCAGAATAAAGGAGGGGGTCTTAGGGGGAACTACGTTCCCCCTAATTATTATCTACTAATGTATATAGTAAATTATAAAATGAGTAAATGGAATTTCGATATAGGTAAAACATCAAATATTAAAGAAAATTTCGATTCCGATCCTATGTTAGAAAAAATGAAAAAAATACGTGAAAAAAAACCGAAATTCGAAAATCCAAAATCCATTGGATTATTGGAAACGTTGTTTGATCCATTTACCGTGAAAGAAGGATTCAAAATGGATGGAAATAAATTCACAAAAGGTTTTTCAAAAGCCGGAGAAGATATATTAGCTGGAATAGAAGGAGCAAAAGATAGTTTGGAAAGTGCTTTTGATAAAATGGCAGAGATAACAAAAATGAATAAATTAAAAAGCGGTGAAGATATACTAAATGAAATTCAAACGCAATCTTCGAAAGTAAAAGATGCATTGACTGATGCCAAAAATTTTATAATTCCTGATTCAACCGTTGCACAAATACAAAATTTCAAAATAGGTTCAACCGGTATAACCGATAATACTATTTTCCAAGGAGGTAAACAAGGAATTGATGATATTGTGGGTAATGCAAGGGGGTCTAGTTTTTTTAATAATTTATCATCCGAAAGTGTAACAATTAAAGGAAAATTGGATGCATTACAAGGTGATATTGATAATCAAAAAATAAAAAAAACCGAAGGTGTATCGGCCAGTGATTTATTGACTCCAGGGGGTAGTAAAGGAACAACAACATCGAGTATCAAAGTGGTTGGATTAGGGGATCAATTAAAAAAGAAAATGAAAGAGGCCGTGGATCAAATACAAAACATATTAAATTTTATCATGAAAATTTTATCAAGGCAATTGAAATATGCAGCGGAAAAATTAAAAGAGTTTTTTGTTAAATTTAGAGATAATTTCAATTATGTGATGATTGCCATAGCTAATGCATTGACGCATAATAATGCATCCGTAGATGAAATAAGGGTTTTTTCATCAGAAACAATGAAATTTACAACTGTTTTATTCACCTATGTTTTTTTATACAATTGGTATTTTTTAATGTTTCACAACGAAGATCCAGCGTTTCGTTATACTATAAATGTCCAAGAACAAGTATTTGACCGAAGTCGAATTGTATATGCATTTTTTGGACCCAGTTTACGTGCAGTCGAGATTTTTGATTGGATTCTCTTGGAAAAAATACCTATGATAAAAAATTATATTACTTCCAAGCCCATCCTTTTCTTTTTATTAGCGGTAGCGTTTTTTGTGTTAGTTTTGGGTAATTTCCAAATGTCTATGTTAACTAGTTTTTTGAAAGCATTGACATTTTCTGCTGACCAAACTGTTTTATCGATTTTGACCTCTATTATCGTTTTAGGATATGGATTAAAATTTATATGTTATGACGCTGGTATATTAGGTGTATTATGGCAATCTAGATCGTTTATTATTATGATTCTTGGAGGACTCATGTTTTTATTGATTTTCATTTTTTATGTATTATTTATTGCGTCATTTGCCGGCCCATTGGGAGTATTATTGGTGAATACTTATATTGTAGTATATTCGTTTTTGGCAATTTTGATCTATAAAGGATCTGATGTATTCTCGACAATAAATGAAATTTTCAAAGATGTTTCCGGATTGACTAGTCCCGAAGAAGAGCAAGAACAAGAAGGTGAGTCACCCGGTGTTATAACAAGAATCGGGAATTTTATAACCAAGTATGTGAAATTTATCAATATGTTTTTGGTCGAATTACTTATTATTATGATTCTATTATTTGGTATAAATACGTATACATCACAATATGGATCCATAACTTTTGATAAAACCACATCGGTAAATAAAAATAGCATTTCTGCACCAGTAAATAGTGCATTTACCCACTTATTTACATGGCTTATTATATTCAATACTTTGTTGATTGTTTTTGTTATAGTAAGAATGGTATCGAAATATTATAAACTCATGGATCCAAACCAGCAACAGGAAGGAGAAGAAGAAGGAGAAGCAACAGGTCAATAGTAAAACAACTTAAACATTTTTTCACATTCCATAAGAATGGGAAAAAAATCCAAGGAGCCTTTTGTAAGTATATGTACCCCCACATTTAATCGTAGACCATTTATCCTCACTATGTTTGAATGTTTCAAAAATCAGAATTATCCGAAAGATAAAATGGAGTGGATTATTGTGGATGATGGGACGGATAAGATCGAGGATTTGATCAAGGCCTCGGGTATTCCACAAATCAAGTATTTTGCTATCGATGGTAAAATGAATCTTGGAAAGAAACGGAATTTCATGCATGAGAAAACAAAGGGCTCAATAATAGTTTATATGGATGACGATGATTATTATCCACCGGATCGTGTTTCACACGCGGTAGAGCGACTCATAACTAATCCAAAGGCATTATGTGCGGGATCTTCTGAACTCTATATTTATTATAAAGATATTCAGAAAATGTATCAGTGTGGTCCATATAGTCCGAATCATTCAACCGCGGGAACATTCGCATTCCGCCGTGAACTTTTAAACCAAACTCGATATGAGGATCATGCTGCTTTGGCTGAAGAGAAGGCGTTTTTGAAGAACTATACGATTCCTTTCGTACAATTGGATCCCTTGAAATCGATTTTGGTGTTTTCACATAATCATAATACTTTTGATAAACGTAAACTCTTGGAAAATCCGCATCCAGATTTTTTTAAAGAGTCTTCAAAAACTGTGGACACGTTTATTAAATCGATGTATGAAACAGATATCAAGGATTTTTTTATGAATCGAATCGATGGATTATTGGAGAAATATGAACCAGGTGAACCGAAGATGAAACCGGATGTTTTGAAACAGATGGTGGAAATTGACTTGGAACGTAAAAAAATGATGGAAGAAAAACAAGGTATGCCTCAGATTATTATGGAACGTCCGGGTGAGGCAGCTAGACCAATGACTTCTGCGGAAATTGTAGAGGCATTACGACAGCATCAACATATGAATAAATTATTACAGAAGAGAGTGAAGGAACTGGAAGCCATGGTACATGGATTACAATTACAACTTGTGCAAAAAAATATAAAATAGAATTTTTATATTACATATTATATATGTACTGGAACTTGGCATTATTTTTTTTGTTTGCCACACAGATGGCATGTAATGTACCTATTGGTAATATGACGAATAGGTACATGGTATCTGGTCGAGAGCTTTTTGCCAAAAAGTTGAGAAAAATTGCAAAGGTCGTAAAAACTGGTATTAAAATTGCGGCTATTGCAAATCCGGTCGGATTAAAAGCATTACTTTTGTCAAAAGCTAAAGAGTTGGCCATTAAAAAAGGATTACAGTGTTTGAAAAACGGATTGAGTAATTTTTGTAATGGGAAAAATAAATTAGGCAAATTTAGTAGTATATACAAAGTCAAGGGCCTTGTAAAGAAACGATTATCCAAACTCAAAGGAAAAACATTAGTCAAAGACCTTATAAAAGGAAAGGCATCCAAGGCCAAAGGCAGACTGTCCAAGGCCAAAGGAAAAGTATCTAAGGTCAAGGACCGTGTTTCTAAGTTCAAAGGAAAGGTGTCCAAGGCCAAGGGCCGTGTTTCTAAGTTCAAAGGAAAGGTGTCCAAGGCCAAGGGCCGACTGTCCAAGGCCAAGGGCCGAGTGTCTAAGTTCAAGGGCCGAGTGTCTAAGTTCAAGTCCAAGGCCAAGGGCCGAGTCTCCAAGGCCAAGTCTAAAGCTAAAAGCCGACTGTCCAAGGTGAAAGACCAAATTAAAAAACTAAATTGTAACAATATTTTTGATGGAATTGCCGAAAGAATCAATAATGCAACCAATCGTATTATTGAAAACCCTGTAAATAAAGGTAGAGATTGGCTTAAAAAGAAGATAGGCGGAAACACAAATTGCCCGAAATCGTCTAGTAAACCGGTAAAAAAACATCTTCGTACAAAACCAATTCCTTCCAATGATGATTCGATTGCAAAGCCCAAACCAGTTGTCACCAATGATGATTCGATTCCTAAACCTAAACCAGTTGTCACCAATGATGATTCGATTACGAAGCCTAAGCCTAAGCCTAGACCTAAAGGTAAACCGGGTCCAGTAATCAGGAAAAAATCAAAACCTAGGTCAAAAAATACTCCTATAAAACCGATCAAAACCAATGACGATTCGATAACTAACTCTATGCCTACATCAAAACCTGTAATAAATAATAATGATGATTCGATTGCTACACCTAAGCCGAAACCTAAGTTTAATGCTAGACCAAAAACTGTCGTTAATAATAATGACGACTCTATTACTACGTCTAATCCCAGCCAAATTAGACCAAGCATAAGTAGAAGAAAGCCACCTTTAAATAATGATGATGAAATTGCTACTATTCCACCAAAAAGATCTAGAACTAGTCCAAGATTGATCCCTACGCGTCGACCCAAAAACACATTGGTTAATGTAATTGTTAGTACAAGAAAACCTTCATTGCAACCCAGTTCAAAACCTTCATTGAAACCTAGTTGGAAACCTTCGTTGGAACCTTCATTGAAACACAGTTGGAAACCTTCGTTACAACCTAGTTTTAAACCTTCATTAAAACCCAGTTCGAAACCTTCGTTACAGCCTTCGTTACAGCCTTCGTTGAAACCCAGTCCAAATCCTTCATCTAGACCCACTCTAAATCCCACTATACCTTATATGTCATGGGATGTATTTTCAAGTGCACCGGTTATAGTAAGACCCAGTAGTTTTCCTACTCTTATTCCAACAACACCAATGTTTAATATAATTACGAATTCACCCACCGAGAAACCTTCTACAAATATAAAAACACAAACCCAGATTCAAAGTCCGACCGAAAGACCTATTCGTTTGACTACCACCAATCCTACATCGAACCCTACAGTTATTCCAAGTACACTTATACCAACTTTGAATCCAACAGTTATACCAAGTACACTTATTCCTACAACAAGCTACACAACCATTTCCACAAATTCGGTAAATTCAGTAAACTCAAATAAAAATGACTCTGGAAATCAAACCAATACAACCAGTGTAATTATAGCTGTAGTCGTTGTATTTGTTGTAATGTTGGTATTCATCGCATTTTTATGTTTTGGCAAAAAGAAGGAAAAACATGATCCATATCAAGTATGGACCAATTTTTACGAAATGAAACAAATTCGTGAATCAGAAAATTTACCCACGGATATACATCATTTTTATAACAAATCCACACCTTCGTCCACGCATGAAAAACCCCCATTTGTCCCATATGTTTCAACTAGGCCGTCGATTCGTAAAAAATAAAATTGTTAAACCGTTTTAACCTTTCAAATGTTCATCGGTGTATATATGATAATTCTGCCCGGTTCCCTTAGAACCAATCAAAAAACCAGGTATTCTTTTTCGTATTCTGTTTTGGACTCACTGTTCGCCAAACACTTTCATTCGGACTTTCATTGGATCCTTCACGAATAGTTGCCATACTAGGCCCCCTACGTCTAGTAATTCGGTTAAATTTATGCTGTGGAAGTTTTACACTGCGTATAGATTTGCTAGATCTCACTCTTTCTTTTGTGAATTCATCAATAAATTCTTGTATATCATTTAACATTTCTTGCCGTTTAACACCTTTATGCATCGATGCTATCACCAAATGCGTTTGTAATGAATCATATTCTTTTGATCTAAGATTACGTTTCATTCGATCAATAAAATCCGTATATTCCTGTAATTTCTGATGTTTTTTTAGATCGTTATATTTTGATCGAATCACAAGTATATTCATATTATATTTGCGGAAGATTTTTTATTCGAGTCATATTTTTTTCTTATTAATTTGGCTGTTCCTACGATTTGATAATATTCTTCTGTAGAAAAAATAGGTTGATTCGGTTCATATATCTCATCCAGAGTTAAAAGGGGTTCTTTTAGAGTTTTTGATTTAGTTTTACAGCAACATGACCCCATTGGATTATTATTTATTAATGAATTGGTTTTATGTTTTTCTTTTATTTTTAGTTTTATTTTTAGTTGATAAACAACTTTTACAGTGTCTATAATGAAAAATAAAAGTACGAAAAAAATGTGTAAAAGGATCCAAGTCCTATCCAATTGTGGAGTAAATCGAAGTTAACGTTATGAAAATTGATTCCTCCTTCATAACATTTTTCCATGTCAAAAAAAATGACGTCTCAAACCAAAATGCTTGAATATTTCAATGTATATGTGACATTTGAACATTATGGAAATAGTGGTCGATCTTCTAACCGTGATGTATTGAAAAAAAACTTCGATGAAAACATGCAGGATTTTGACCAGTTTGTCAATGAAAAACTGGAGGAAGGGTGGCAGCTCCATGGCCCACCCTCATTTTCACTAGGATGGTGTGATATGCAGAGTGGCGGCGTTGCATTTCAAACTCTTGTTCGCGATAAAAATATAGAACCGGCTATTGTACTGGAGATTAGCCCAGAAGTTGTGATTGCGGAAGGTGTAAAACCACTTCGTCAATCGATGCGTATTTCCAGATCGAATATAGGGGGAACCCCCGGTTCCCCCTAAAACCCCTTCCCGCCCTTCGGGTATAACAGTTCCTTACCAGTTTCAGTAACAACAAATAAATTCATAAAAACCACATAATTATTCTGGGTTCCCGGTGGATACTGCTGATCGAATAGTTGAAAAAATTTATTATATTTTATATGGGAAAATTGAAAGGCCATTTCATTTTTTGGTTTTCTTTAACAAACCACCAAGACTGAAATGTCGAGATATTACGATAATGCACCATCTCTTTATGAGATTCAGTGTGAGAATGGGGAGATTGATGAGGATGCATGGCGATATGAACCGGTCGATTATGAAGACTACTACATGATGGACAGCTATAAATACGCAAATACTTTTCCGAAGGAGTGGGCACAGAATCATTTGGAGGGAACCGGACCTGAGCAGTGTGGGAACTGCTATTGTTACGGGTCAAAAGACGGTGTGTTTTTGGGATACTGTCTGAATTGTGCAAAGTATGATTACAATGAAGAACGGGGACCAGGATTGGACTTAGAAGCCGAAGGCGACGAAGGCGACGGCGACTGTGAAGACGACGGTTCCTTAGAAAAAGAAGACAAACCGGCACTGTCCGTCGATCGGTTAACCCAGATTCGTGCTCAACTCTTTGAGTGTATTGGTGATATCGACCGATCCTTTATGGTGGCGGAAGGCAAGGCTCCTGTTAATGGGCCTTGTATCTGTGAGTTTTGGAGCAGAATGCCTTGCCGTTGTGCTAAATAAATAAAAATTGTTAGAAAAAGAAAAATGGTAGAAGAGTAATTTACAATATTACTCTTCTATTTTTTATTTTTATTTATGTTTTCTAGATCGGCCTTTTTTTGTTTTCTTCGGACGCTTTTTATAGGTACGTTTTCTTTTTCCTCCTCGCCGGGTTCCAAAATCAAGCATATGTGCTTTTTCCAATTCATCTTCATCATCATCACTCTGATTAGGATCTGGCTCGTAAGTTGCATACGTTGGTACATTTTTTTTTTTGAGGATAGCCCTGATCTTCCTTGTCCTTTCCTCCTTGTCAACGCCTTTATAATCATGACATGCAATACTATAAGGGGTATCGCCATTTTTATCGGCCTTGTTAACATCGATGGCTGGCTGGGAGCAGAGTAATTCCACGATGTCGACATGACCATTGGACGATGCACAGAGCAGGGCGGTTGATTGGTTGTTACGATCGCCTTTGTTTAGCTCTATCCCTGGCTGAGCGGCTAGTATTTTTACACATTCGATGTGACCATTGACGGAAGCTCCAACCAATGGTGTCCAGTGTCCACTGTAGTCGTTGAGGACTGGATTCGCGAACCAGAGCTTGACGAGCCTGAGCAGTTCAGCCGCATCGCCAATGTATGCAGCTCCGTATATGGCCTCACCAGTGCCCTCTCGTGCTTTCTTGTCTTTATTGGCGGCAATTTGGGTATCGGCGTAGCTCCTCCTGTACTTGGCCAGGGGGTCCTTGGCCTCGAGGATGGCCTTGATCTTCCCTCTCCTTTCCTCCTTGTCAGGGCCAGAATATTCAGCACATGCAACAGAATGAGGGGTATAATGATATGTATTCTCCTTGTTAACATCGATGCCTGGCTGGGAGCAGAGTAATTCCACGATGTCGACATGACCAAAGTACGATGCACAATAAAGAGCTGTTCGTTCGTTGTCACGATCGACCTTGTTTAGCTCTATCCCTGGCTGAGCAACCAGTACTCGGACACATTCGATGTGACCTTTCTTGGAAGCTATCAGCAATGGTGTCGAGTCCCAACCAAAACGACCAAAACCACTGTATTCGTTGAGGACTGGATTCGCGAACCAGGGCTCGACGAGATTGAGCAGTTCAGCAGCCTCGCCCTTCTCTGCAGCTGCGTACATGGCCTCACCGGTGCCCTTTGGTGCGACTTTGGCCCGGTTGGCGACCTTTTGGGCATCGGTGTATTGTCTGATGTACTTGTTATCATGACCTGGAAAGTATGCAGCCTCATAATTATCGGATGACTTCTCATTTTCATCGGATGACTTCTCATTTTTATCGGATGACTTCTCATTTTCATCGGATGACTTCTCATTTTTATCGGATGAGTTCTCATTTTTATCGGATAACTCATTTTTTCTTTTTTTGATGAGATCCCGGATATGTTTACTACGCAACACCGAAGGCATTATATATTAATATATATATACCGATATTATTTACATAATACAATTCAAATAAACAGGTGGTAGAAAATTGAATCAAATTTCGACAATCAATAATCAAATCAAAAACGAACACCAAAATCAAGATGATGGAAAGACTATGGCAAGTAATGGGCAAGCTAAAGGAAGCACCAAAAGAAAAAAGGTTCAATGCTTGTACCGAAAATACGATAATTTTGACAGACAAACCTGTGTCACAAAATTACAAAAGAATATATCATATCATCAAAAGCCAAAATCCATTGGTTAAATGTGTAGGACCCGTGACAAAATACTTGAATTGTAAGTGCTTTTACGATGGGAAAGAAGAATATTTTAGTGCCGCATGTTGCACAAATCCGAAAAGACCCGAGGATGACCTTACGAAAGTGGACGTTCCGACTAACACCATTTTGTTAGTTGCTATAAAGGTAAATGGTCTAATTTATGAAAAGAACACAAAGTTTATTAGTGTGTCGAAAGAACCATGGTATGAATGGACCAGAAAGGATGGAAATCCTCTGTATTTGAATAAATTGTTTATGGACGGGCTTTTCGAACACGAAAAAGAGGCCTTGGATTTTACTGATTAAAGGGTTCCCCCTACTTACACCCTTACATAATTTTTATTTTTATAACTCTTTATAATATAAAAATAATATGAATATCCCAGAAGAAGAAGAAATTGACCTAGCTGATGCCAAAAACGCACTTAATAAAATAAATAAACAACTTGCCGAATTTAATAAAAAACAAAAATGTGACTATAAAATCGACATTAATTATTTTTACCGAATGGATAAAAACGCAGAAGTAACTGCACATCATACATTAAATCCCAAAACCCTTTTACTATGTGCTTTTAGAAATAATATATGTGTGTCTTCAATGATTATAGACTATTACAATGGTGCAATCGAGATTTTTTCTCGTACAAAACGAGGACACGATGGTAATAAATTAAATAAACTATTAAGAGCTGTAATTATTATTATATCAAGGACCATACACAAAGACGCTGCGTACATAAGGTCGGAAGCAGCTAATCCAATTTCTGCATACCTAATGGTAAAATATTTTAATGCGGAAGATCTGGGCGGTAAGGTAGAATTTTCTACATATGAGGAATTTAGACAATATGCAGAAAAACACGGAAATCTTATGATAACCGTTGATTTAAACGACGCTAATATAGAAAACGCGAAAAAAGTATTTGATAAAATACTTAATGATCACGATGAATTAAAGTGTAGTAAAAAAACAAGAATAAAATATGATAGAGGGAAGCAATACAATAAAGATAAAAATAAATATAAATTAAAAAATAAAAATATAAATAGTAAAACAAAACGTATTTTTATTAAATAAAAAGGCGAAAAAATTGAATCCTTTTTATCATAAACCATCTAATCGCAAATAACACATCAAAATGGGAGACATGCTTGAAAGAACAGAATGGGTTCCGGTTCATGACCCCATCACAATTGAGGAACTATATAAGAAGGCGGGTTTTACTCGGACCACGTTTACTGGAAAAGGTCCAGAATTGCATTTCGCTCTATGTCTTGGAGAAAAAGACGGCACCAAGTGGGACTACTATGACTTCGCTGACTGCGAGTCTTATAATAATAGTAGTAAATACATTAAGGGAGGACGCATGATTGTAAGGTTCGGTAACCTTTTGCGTGACGACTTTTATTTTGTGAAGCGTGAATTGGGCACTTATTATAAGTATGAGTTGACGATACAGGGCAAAAAACTGCACCTTGTTATTTCGCATTGTGACTACCTAAAACTTGTAGCAGAAGACCGCGAGTATCTTGAAACGTTGCCGAAGGTGTCTATATAAAAACAAAAAATGAAAAAACATTTTACAAATGTAGACAAAATGGCTTGCAATAAATACATTTTTTTATTTTCCTACGAAATGGTATAAAAGTTTGATATTCTATTTTATAGATGGAAAATAGAATATCAAAATTAATCCTTGGTTGGGTAGGTATTGCCAGTGGTGCTTTATGTTATATGATTCTATCTAGTCCTGAAAAAAGTAAATTTTTCCAAGCCGGACCCAATCCCGATTTTTATATTATAGGAATACATATCAATACTTATCAGAAATATTCCGCGATTACAGCATTTTGTCTTATAAATAGTATAGTTCGTACATTTAATAATGAACTTATAAAGCCCTTTATTATTAATAAAATTCAAGATAAATCCAAGCCTCTTGATATAGCGGCATATAATACATATGAAATTACTACTGTTTCATGTCTATATGTTTGGTTCGATTTTTTTATGTATATAAATGTATCGCTAGCACAAATTGACATGTTTTTAATTGAGACTATCGCCGATTTAATAATAACCGGCGTTTTAACAACTTATTATATTCAGGTGAATCGTGGAGAATTATCAATGTATAATGTTGTTGTTCAGGATGTCGCATTGTAATCATTGTTTTTTATTATATTGTATTTTTTTTATTTATTTATTATGCCGTGTTCCCTGGCAAAAGCCGCTGCCGCCGGGAAACTCCGTGATGCTAAGCGTTGATAATGTACAGCATCTTGAGGGTTTGCCCATGTGTAAGTCAGAGGAGCCGGGTTGATTGCATGCCACTGTTGGATTGCGGTATAGTTTTTTATTTTATCAATACCGGATTGAGTAGGGGGTAATAAATACTCCTCGCCTACTTTATGAACAGTCGCGTCAGATGACATATTGATTGTGTGATTTATGTTAAGATCAAACTTGATAAAAAGGATTCAATTTTTTCCAATCCAGCTATTAATATTACTATTATATTGTGAATCCAGCAGTATCCACCGGGAACCCAGAATAATTATGTGGGTTTTCTGTAATTATTTTTTGTTACTGAATCTGGTAAGGAACTAAACTTCCCGAAGGGCGGGAAGGGGTTTTAGGGGCTGGAATCAGCTTCGCTGATTCTGAAGACCGGGGGTTCCCCCTAGGTGAATCCATAAAAAATTGAATCCTTTTTATCAAGTTTCGTTTTAACATAATCATTCATCAAGACAATGTCTACTACTATTTTGTGCTATGCCTGCACGGACGTCGTGACGGAAGTTCACGAGAAAAGCATCAGTGGCTACTCATATTATTACTGTTGCCAAGAGTGTGTCGACTTCGATTTCACCACCTGCTCAAGCTGTGGATTAACAGAAATATCGAAAAACGATTGCACCGATGGAAGCTATGGTTGCTGTCAACGATATCTTGGAGGTGATCTGCAGTATTATTGTAGTGAACGTTGTGAAGGAGAAGACACAACCGAGTTTATTCGGTCATTCCGAAAAAAGTAAAACTCTGGAAAACCATTTAGATCTATAACCGTTATAAAAATATCTATGCAAATTGGTGCTCATAATTATAACACAAATGAAGAATACTACATTGCCGGTGATGTTGGTGCTAACCCTATGAACTACCCGCGTTTATCTAGTTTTGGCGATGCGTTTATTAGTAGCAAAACGGGATTGTCTTTGAAATATCCCAAATATCATTTCGATTTTACATTAATTCAGTCCAATAATTATGATAGTGGAATAGCAAATATTTATAAATTGGTAATAACTCCAATCCAATAAAATTTTAGTTATTGACAATTCACATTTGTCAATAACTATTTTTTTACCAAAATAGGTTTTTTTTCGATCTTCTTCTTTTGGCTTTTTTATAGTTATTTTTATGTTTTGTTCTGCGACCGCACTTGAATTTGCATCCTAGTTTTCTCGTCCTTTTACCACCACGACTGCTATCTTTTCTGTAAATGGACGTCTGATTAAACAACGAACGTTTATCCTCTCTGTGTTGTACTTCTGTAGCAAGTTTTTTAAATTCCGGCCCACCTTCGTCTCCAGGATTATTCGGATCAGGTGGTCTCCACCTTACGTGTTCTAATAAATTATCTATAACGAATTTTCCTATTTTTTTTTTCGATTCGTGTTTATTAATTAATTTAACAATTTCATTATAACCACGGTTTGATGCAATATCCAATGCACTCTCCCCACGATTGTCCCTAGCGTTGACGTCTATGTCTGGGTTTTCTAGCAGGGCTTGGACTGCTTCTGTCTGCCCTTTGTCGGCCGCCGTAATGAGGGCTGAGTGCCCACGATTGTCCCTAGCGTTGACGTCTATGTCTGGGTTTTCTAGCAGGGCTTGGACTGCTTCTGTCTGCCCTTTGTCGGCCGCCGTAATGAGGGCTGAGTGCCCACGATCGTTCCTAGCGTTGACTTCTATGCCTGGCACAGTTAGCAAGGCTCGGACTATTTCGGTGTGCCCATTCCTGGCCGCCAAAATGAGGGCTGAATCCCCATCATTGGCTGCGTTGACGTCTATACCTGGTTGGCCGTCTTGCGGCTGAAAAGCTAGCAGAGCCTGGACTGTTTCGGTGTTCCCTTTCCTGGCCGCCCACAAGAGGGCTGACATCTCATAGATGTCACTAGCGTTGACATCTATATCTGGTTGTCCGTCTTGCGGCTGAAAAGCTAGTAGGGCTTGGACTATTTCGGTGTACCCATTATTGGCCGCATAAATGAGGGGTGATCTCTCAAGAATGTCTCTAGTGTTGGCATCTATATCGGGCACAGTTAGTAGGTATTGGACTATTTCAGTGTACCCTCTAATTGCCGCTAAACTAATGACTGATTCTCCATTCTCGTTCCTAGAATTGACACTTATTCCGTATTTTTCTATTAAGGATTTTACTGTATTAATATGGTTACCCCTAACTGCTCCAAAAAGATTTTCTGGGGTAGGTTGATGAGGCATATATATATTATATATTATATATTGATTTTGAAGGTTTTTTTTAATTTTCTTCTTTTAGCTTTATTATATTTATGTTTTGTTCTGCGACCGCACTTGAATTTACATCCTAGTTTTCTCGTCCTTTTACCACCTTTTTTTTCGGCGGCTTCTTTTATATCTGAATCTTTAACTAGATAAAAATGTTTTATGCCTTTTCTACAGGTAGGACATTTTTTACCTGTGTCAGACACTCCTTTACTACATGAACTACATACATTATGTCCACATGGAACACATGCATACCTAATGTGTTCTTCTTTATCATAGTCGTTATAACATATAGGACATTCTTTTTCATCTGTGTATAGTTTTCCTGGGTTTTTATTATCAAGTTTTATTCCAACCCCACCTCCCAGGGCTTCAATTATTTGAAGGTCCTCTCTTATGATCGCAAAATCGAGGGCTGAATACCCATCATTGTCCCTAGCGTCGACGTCTATATCTGGTTTTTCTAACAGGGCTCGGACTATTGCGGCCTTCATATTAGAGGCCGCCAACATGAGGGCTGATGTCCCATCATTGTCCCTAGTGTTGACGTCTATATCTGGTTTTTCTAAAAGGGCTTGGAATATTTCGTGGCACCCATTATGGGCCGCGTGATGAAGGGCTGACATCCCATACCTGTCACTAGCGTTGACGTCTATACCTGGTTTTTCTAGCAGGGCTCGGACTATTTCAGTGTGACATCCGTGGGTCGCCGACAAAAGGGCTGAGCACCCATTATTGGTCCTAGCATTGAAGTCTATGTCTGGTTTTTCTAGCAGGGCTCGGACTATTGCGGTGTTCCTTCTATCGACCGCCTGCATGAGGGCTGAATACCCATCATTGTCCTTAACGTTGACGTCTATGTCTGGTTTTTCTAGCAGGGCTCGGACTATTTCGATGTGATCAGATGCCGCCCGAATGAGGGCTGAATGCCCACGATTGTTCTTAGCGTTGACATCTATGTCTGGTTTTTCTAGCAGGGCTCGGACTATTTCGATGTACCCGTTACCGGCCGCCTCAATGAGGGCTGAATTTCCATCATTGGTCCTAGCATTGAAGTCTATGTCTGGGACAGCTAGCAGAGCTTGGAATATTTCGACGCGCCCTCTGGCCACCTGCCTGTGGGATGAGACTCCATAACTGGCCGCCTCAATGAGGGCTGAACTCCCATAATTGTCCCTAGCATTGACATCTATACCTGGGCGAGATAACAAGTATTTTACCATTTTTACATCAAAATTGCTTGAAACATTTATACCAAGTATAATGTTTTGTCTAAAATGCATAGTCGCTAAAACAAGGGCTGAACGCCCTGTGCTCTCGTCCTTAGAATTTATGTCTACTCCATATTTTTCGATTAAGGATTTTACTAGAACAATATTACTTTCTTTAACTGCTTTATAAAGGTGTTCCGCATTATCTGGGCGAGATAACAAGTATTTTACTATGTCGTCGTGTCCTAAGCGACGTGCTAAACTAGTTACTGATTTCCCATTATTGTCCATAGAATTGACACTTATTCCGTATTTTTCTATAAATAATTTTATTGTATTGACGGGTCTACCTTTGATAACTGCTGCAAAAAGATTTTCTGGGGTAGGTTGATGAGGCATATATTATATATATTACTTTTGAAGATTTTTTTTCGATTTTCTTCTTTTAGCTTTATTATATTTACGTTTATGTTTTGTTCTGCGACCGCATTTGAATTTACATCTTAGTTTTCTCGTTTTTCCACCTTTTTTTATATCTGAATCTTTAACTCGATAAAAACTTTCTATGTCTTTTCTACAATTAGGACATTTTCCACCTGTGTCAGACACTCCTTTACTACATGAACTACATACATTATGTCCACATGGAAAATATGCATACCTAATGTGTTTTTCATTGTCATAGGGTTCAACACATATAATACATTCTTTTTCATCTGTGTATAGTTTTTCTGGTTTTTTATTATCAAGTTTTATTCTAACCGCACCTTGCAGGACTTGAATTATTTGAAGGTCCCCTCCCCTGATCGCCAAATCGAGTGCTGAACTATTATCACTGTCCCTAGCATTGACGTCTATACCTGGTTGGCCGTCTTGCGGCTGAAAAGCTAGGAGAGCTTGGACTACTGCAGCGTGCTTTTTATCGGCCGCCCACATGAGGGCTGACCGCCCATTATTTGTCCGAGCGTTGACATCTATGTTTGGGACTGTCAGCAAGGCTTGGACTGTCTCGAAGTGCCCTTCAAATGCCGCCACAATGAGGGATGACCATCCAAGTTTGTCCCTAGCATTGATATCTATGCCTGGTACAGTTAGCAGGAATTGGACTATTTCCGTGTGCCCGGCCGCCAAAACGAGGACTGAACACCCATTCTCGTCCTTAGAATTTACGTCTATTTTATATTTTTCTATTAAGGATTTTACTGTATTAATATGGTTACCCCTAACTGCTGCAAAAAGATTTTCTGGAGTAGGTTGATGAGGCATATATTATATATATTATATATTGTATATTAATTTTGAAAAACGTTGAAAAGTGTAAATACACATCAAGGTAAATTAACATAAAATTGATTTTTATTGCTAAATATGAATTTTATCAATAAAAAATGCAGATCTCTTATTACCGTATAAAATTTCCGAGTACTTGTCCGATTAACAAGTTTGAATGTCCTATAGAATATATATTAAAAAAGTATGGACTTGATAATTATTTGCCCATTCCAAGAACTAACAAAGATTCAAATGGTGAAATAATAGCGGCTATTCCATCGGAACTAGAAATCGATTTCCGTCAAGTAATGGATGAAGAAGATTGTCTCATTCGTCTGATAAAAACCGAAGAATATAACAATTCGGATTTTAAGAATACGAGTGTTTACGAAGTGAATGAAAAAATAAATGGAGAAAATGTAACAAAACTATCAATATTCAAGCCGATTAAAATGGTGTAAACCATTCATCGGCGACTGTTATATTTTGAATAAATAATATTTTATTTACTCGTATATCTAAGTGTAATTAATCCCGGTACAATCTGGTCCTTATCATAGCTATAAACACAATCAAATGGCTTATCATATTCCATCCAAGAATAATCTCCCCAGGCACAAGGACTCGATCGGAATTTGCCAATAATCAGATGTTTTTCTAAGCCGGCGTCGACCCACATTTGCCAATATTCATCTGATTTTTCTTTTGATTCATTTATAGTTAACGGTTGTCCTTCGACCTCTTGTAATACACCTTTTTGTGTCCCATCGGAAATAATCAATGGTGTGAACATAGAATCCATATGCCATTCTCCCACGGAACTATGTAACAAAACATTGGTTTTAGGTTGGATGAAACAATTATTCAAAGTATTCGAGCCTTTTACCCATGAATTTATATTAACTGGCAAATCTGTATCGTTACGAAACCGAATATACATGGGTGCCTCTGAAAAGAATCCTTTTACGGTTTCTTGGTACATATTTGCGACGTTTTTGATATAGTACGTAAATGGATGTTATATCAATTTTATTAGAGGCATAAGCTTCGCTGATCTGGAATTCGCGTAGCGAATTCTGATGACCTTGGTTTCCCCTAATAAAATTGATTTTAATTCCAAGCATTTCCACCTTGGAAACCACATCATCACCAAAACGTCAAAAATGATTTATTTATCGAGAAACCCGAATAGCATAGATAATCAATTTGAAAAAACAAAAGAAAAATATTCCACCTATACATTTTCTACATTATCGCCATTTGGACTTTATTGTGCCGGAATGGGTAGTGGAAAATCCAATATCATCGCTCACATGCCCTCCTTTATAAAGTTTAAGGGCTTGGTTACCATATTACTTAAGGACAAGAACCTGATGAATCAAATGTGGATGAATTTGGTTAAGTTTGAACGAGTACTAAAATTCGTTATTGTGGATGGGAGTAAACCTGGTGTTATTAGAAAAGTGGCTGAATTAATCAGTTCAGGTAAGCAACCCATAGTTCTATTTTACCATCTCGGTACCAATTTGGGGAAGTTCACATCGTCAACACGGAAATTTGTTGATTTATTAGAATATAATAAATCAAAGGGATCTGTAGTTTTGATCGATGAAATCGATTCCGTAATCACCAACTTGACTGGTGGAATGAATGCGAAATTGGACCATTCGAAAAACATGCTCGATTCTTATATCAAGGTAAAGTCTCAAGTGTTATCTCTTAACCTATTTGATAAAATCCGACGTAATAATGCAAAAGTTATTGGTTTTACTGGTACCGCAAATAACCTTGTGTGTAGTAAGTTGCCATCAACCGGCTATTCATATGAAGACATCCATATTATGAACATGCGTCCGATCAAATCTATATATGAAAACATTAATATAATTCGTAATGATATGGATCCGGCCAGTATCATTGACCTTTACGAAAATGAAATAATGTCTGTAGATCCCGATAAAAAAATATTGATTGTCTTTCGTAGTGAAGACGAACTTCGTGATTGTATGAATAGTTACACGACACGCTATGGAAGAGACATGCCATGTGTTATGATTACACAGAAGAATGAAGACGAAAGACTTACTGTAGAATGGCAAGCGAAATTCGAGGCATCGAAGTACGTCCTGGGTATCAATCTTGTGGGAATCGGCTTCGATATATCTACCTTTTGTGAGGGACAAGAGTTCGGGCTTGTGATAATATGTCGTAAATTATCAGATTCTATCAGTCAGCCTTTATCTAAGAACCGGGATCATGATTTGCATATGGAGACATCGGCTTCCATGTTACAGATTATTGCTCGTATGCGAAAGGGAGGCATAGCAATCATTCCGGAGTCAGTTGAGATTGATTCGTTTTACGATGGGATGCGAAAGATATTTGATACAATTCGAGATGGTCGCAATGAGATGCTGAAAGTGGGTCCACCGCGTTCGACACAAGCTGAGCGTCAGAATCAGTGTATTCTTTTGGCATTGCTTCAGAATTTGAGACCCGAAAATAACCGTCCTGTGGTTCATAATATTCTGACAAAGTTGAATCAGATTACGAAACGTCAATTCGAGGATGAATATTTGCGGGAAGATTTTGATCCGGTTTACTGGACCGATAGGATCGGTGATGTTTGGGCTTCGTTCATCGGTGAGGATGTTGAATTGATTCAAGCATTAGTGGAAGACCCGGTTCAAGCGTTAGCGCCGGGTCAAGAATTGACCGAAGAATCATTTGAACACGAGTCGGCTGAACAAGAAGCACCGATTGAATCCACATTTCCGATCCTAGGTGATCATATTGCCGATGGTGGAGAACGTAATATACGTGTCGAAAATGAGAAAATCCGAGAGGCGGTCATTAAAAGGGCCGCAGAAACATGTGGACATTGTGGTTCCGATTGCAGTGATGGAAAAGTGAACCAGATATGCCATGTTCAACGTAATGATTGTGACGGGCCGTTTTCTCTAGATAATCTCATTTATGGTCATGTATGCTGTGATTCGGCATTTGATTGTGGGTTCATTGTATATGATCCCGATGGAGGTACATGGCAGCATCCGACACTTCAATATAAGCCAGATCAAAAGCAGTGGTCAGAAATCAATCCCGACTATTTGAGGCATAGATGGGATTGGGAGAAAGAGAGACAAAATCATGCCGAGAAAAATAATAATTCTTTTAGAAAGTATTTGATTGGAAAGGGATACTTGCAACAAGAATAGTTTCTAAGTCTCATCGACTAACATTAATGCCATCGCCGCATAATTATGCAAGTCCAAAAGCGTATCACGAATTCCTTCATCATTTACCAAATTTACACCATTTTTCGTGATGGACATTGATCTCTGGATCTTATCCTCGATACGCATCAGGACACCAATAACCCCATATTTCGCAAATGCGTCACCATAATCCGCGTTTTTTTTGGTGAAGAGCTCCAAGCCTTCGTTTTGAATTGTCTTTAGCTGTTCTACGCGGCTTGTCATGTGTATAGGTTGAATTAAAAAATATGTTTACGTGGTTTAAGCTAATAAGTATTTATTGGTTACGGTTTAAGCCAATAAATATTTGAAGTTTAAGTCAGCACTATCCACCGGGAACCCATGAAAAATACATGTATTTTTCATTAAAGAATCACGTGAGGCAAAATGGTAAGGAATTAAAATAATCGAAGGATGGGAGGGGGTCATAGGGGGAACCGGGGGTTCCCCCTAGTTTAAGTGTTTACTTTCCATCCTTCCATCCACTAATGTCAATTCCTTGTGTTAAAACTACATTCTCAGGACGTAGAGCCCAATCATTCCCTAATATCTCTTGTTCCAAAATCCGGGTCCGCATCATGATCCGAGATTTGGACATTTGTTCGGGTTCATATTCAACATATGCCTCTGTAGAACCAAATGATGGATCAAAGAATTCTATTCCGATATCAGTTTCAAAATGTAGAACAATATCGGGATCATAGGGTCGACCATATTGTTCTATTTCTATCAGTTTTCCAAGATTCCTTCCCGATTTTATGTTGGTTGTCTCGGTTTCTCCCAACATAATATGGCTCATGCGAACTCCATTATTAAAATGAATGAGGTTATAATAACGTCCTACTCGGAGTTGAGAAAAGGTGACGAATTGTGTGGTCATGGTCGATCAGTTTTTATTGAATGTTATGAAAGTGAACATAATATTCAATTTTCTTGCGGGGGAACCAAGGTTCCCCCCGCACCCCCCTCCTTTTATGTAAATTTTTTACACACGCCTCATTTCTAGAAAAAGGAGGGGGGTGCGGGGGGAACCTTGGTTCCCCCGCAAGGGAGGGGTCTTAGGGGAAACCTTGGTTTCCCCTAGTCGGTGTTAAATGCCGACTCCCTTAACCAAACATTCGCTATATATTTTTCCCCCGATGTCACGGGTAACCCCGCATGCAATGCCTTCGGATGGCATTTATCACCACTTTCTTGTAAAGGATAAAACAAAATTCCACTATTTTTATCGGGTTTTAACTCCATATCCAATTTGGGAAACTTTGTAGAACCACCCTCAAACTCATCAGATAAATAGATCAACATGGTGACTTTTCGTTGACCACCATTTTGCTCAAACTCATACGATGTTTTCCCGGGATCACATGCGGCATCGTGATGTTCATTATAAAACCCATTGGGTTGGTATTTGACGACCTGTAATTTTTCCGCGTTTTCATGTGGAACACCACTTAATGCACAAACGCGTTCAATGATCGGTTTTACAACCGGATCGTTACGAGAAAGCCATGCGGTCTTACTTTTTCGAATATTTGTATCCGTACCTCCTAAAATAATACTATCTGTAAATTCCGACTGGGCTTTTTCCAAGATATATTCTCGCTCTTCATCTGTTATTAAATTTTCATGAACTTCGGGTAAAATATAATCTTCGGTTTCGTCACAGTAACCACGTCCGGGATATTGATCTGCCATGCCTTCATAGTTTGATGCTTTGCATGAAGTACAGTGTTGTGTACTTAATTTATATATTTCCGAAATGATAAACCATATAAATGCGACGATGATTCCAAGAATGACCATGGAAAAAAAAGGTCGGCGATATAATTCTAGGACTTTTCGCTTGAAATATTTACGTAAATTGATTCGCATTTTATATTTTGATGTTTCTAGTTATATTATGCGTAGAAAATAAGGAGGGGGTCGTAGGGGGGACCTTGGTCCCCCTACTCGTCCTCGAAATCCAAATCCGTAATCACCGCCGTTTCCTTTTTCACATTCTTATCTAAATATCGATACATTCGCTTCACATCCAATTTTGTAATGTCATAATCCTCAAAGAATTCCTCGATTTGTGTGGAAAAATCCGGAGAACTCTGCATAAAATCTGTATCCGTTCCACTTCCAAAATGTAACCGCAATTCTTGGAAAAACGCGATCACATCTTTACGATCCATATCCAGACTTTGGCATAAATTATAAATAAATAAAATATTATTATATTCGGTGGAATATTTGGTCAAAACTTTGGTGAATCGAATATCATCCGCCTTGAATTTTTTCGCCGATTCATTAAACGTGTCATGATATAATTTATTATTATAAAATGTCTTCATTAAAGAACTCATTTCATTAAAAAGCCAAATCTGATTCTGAAAAGTAATACGGTCAATATAGTCCGCATAGCAAATGTTATCCAAGATCTTCTGGTAAAACGGAAAAGCGATCTCGGGTTTCACCTTTTTCAAAGCATCCGCAATATTTTCATGCCATAATAGTGCAACAATTGTACGATCGGTCTCGTTAATCAATGCATTATGTTGATCGATATGATAATTATTATTTATTAATAATTGGGTAATTTTCTTGGAATCTTCATTATAACATTTCGTTTGTAATATATCTTGTAGGGTCTCGAAATTTAACATCCCTGGTTTTTTAAAATAAATATTCTGAATAAACATTAATTTTCGCATATCACCTTGGATATATTCTATTAAATGTGGTTTCAACTCAATATACTCTTGTGTTTTTTCTTTTATTACTACATCTAATATTTTATCGATTTGTTCATTAGTGGGTGATTTTAATTCGAATACATTACAGACTTTCATAAGTTCTTTTATTTTTTTATCCATATAGTAGTTTCCAATACATATGATGGGATTCAGGGTCACACTTTCCAAGCGTTGCTTTTTGGTCTTTTTTTGACGAATCATTTTGATAAGGGCATTAATTCCACCTTTATCGCCATTATTCATTCCATCGATTTCATCCATGACAATCGCGATTTTCTTTTCTTTTTTATTCATCATATCCAAGACATTTCGATTCGAAATGTTATTACTAGTAATGGTATCAATGAGAGATTTATTACGTACATCTCCGGCATCGTATTTAATGACATCATAATTAAGTGTTTTTAATAACTCTATGACAAAATGTGTTTTTCCGCTTCCTGGTGATCCATAAATATAAATCCCTTTTTTGAAATTAACATTATTAATTTGTGATTCAAATACGGTCAATATTTCGTTAATTTCTTTTATAACATTGTCCCGGTTTAGAATAGTAGAAAAATTTATTGGGGGCTCCTTTTTCTCAACGGAATTAAAAATAGGCGTAGTTTTTGTAGCTATGCTTGGAAAAAAAGTATTCATGGGATTTACTGTTAATTTTGTTTTTTTCATGTATGTGTTATAAATATTATTGGATTGTATTTATGCTTATTCTACGAAGAATCCTTTTTAGCGGGGGAACCAAGGTCTTCAGAAATCCGAAGGATTTCCAGACCCCGCACCCCCCTCCTTTTATAACTAAGGCGGTTTTAGTTAGTATAATTCGTTATAAAATAAATTTTATTATTGAAAAACACAAGAATAAAATTTCATTAAAAGGAGGGGGGTGCGGGGTCTGGAAATCCTTCGGATTTCTGAAGACCTTGGTTCCCCCGCCCTTAAGCAAAGTTATCAAATTTGGAAAAATCCGCACCTATAGGTCTAAAATCACTCGATGTTTTTGCGGGAAGAGCACCGTAGTAAGAATAAATATCGATTGGTTGCCCCGTAACAGATCCCATAACGGGAGTGCCATTTACTAATACACCATTTTGCATTACACTGTTTTGTTGCTGACCAGCTTTTGTAACAGCGTTTTGTGCTACACTATTTGACCCACTAGTTGCATTGCCACTCTTCGCCAATTGTTTTAATGTGTCAGTCGTTCCACTTACAAGGTCTTTTGCAAGACCCCCAACGCCCGAAACTGCCGATGTCAATGTTCCACTAACATTCGATCCCAGACTTTTAACCGTTCCTGATAAATCACTTGCTGTATTCGTAACTAGACTTCCCGCAGTATTTACAGTTCCCGATACTAAGTTTCCTGCAGTATTAACTGCATTTGACGCTAAATCACTTGCTTCACTAACACTTGTTGATAATACTTTTCCTAGATTATCGGTTGTTGTTGTTATTATTTTACCGCCTTCACCGACCGTTTTTGTTACTACATTTCCCGCAGTATCAACCGTTTTATTTAATACAGTGCCAACTGCATTTACCGCATTATTTATTCCTCCCGCGACTTTTTCAGCATTTGAAACGGACTTATTGGTTGTTCCGGGCACTGTAATGGTGTTGGTAGAAGATGTTGCAACTTGAGAAGAAGATGTTGCAACTTGAGAAGAAGATGTTGCAATTGGAGAAGGTGTATTTTGAGGCGATATTGTTGATCCTGAAACAAAGTCGGTTGACGTGATAACGGTTATTAATCCCTCGGATTGAGTTGTCATATCTTCCTTTCCAGATTTGAAAAAGTAATTTCCGCATAACACGCCAAAGAATATGACGATTACGATAAAAATAATATATTTAATAATTTCGGAATTTCGAAAAGAAATAAATTTCATACTATAATATATAGATTATAAAATTATGTCAGCACTATTGAATCAAAAACAACAACCATATGTACCTTGGAAAGGTAAAACTTTTAATCAAATTATTTCTTCCATTCAATACAATGGCCAAACAAATGCAAGTTCTGTCTCGGGAAAAGGATATTTAAAACAACAAATATTATTCAGATCGGATTTCCCAACGGATGATAATTTTATTTTTTCTGGGCACCCAATCATTAAATATAATAACGTATTAACTACAGATAAACTTACAAAAAGACCTTTACCGCTAAAGATTTATAGAAGAGAACTTGCGACTGACCCAGTTACAAATTGTAATCCAAGAACTTCTACTAAAATAGATATTATCAATTCTCCGGGTGGGTATGCCCTAAACCCGAAAACATCAAATATGAACAGTGCTGGTTTAGCAAATACATTGGATCAAGAAGATATGCAAATACCAAATAATACCACGGAAGTTCCTGGGACATGTTCTTGTTTCACGACAGATGGTCTATGTTTAGATCCGGCTACCAACGCAAAGCGAAGAGTACGAAGTGCCGGAATGATACGCAAAAATTCAAACCAATATACAAGTATAGGTGGAACTGGTGCAAGAGTAGGTGGAAATTCTGTCCCCATCGGTCCGACAGTTGATCGATGTGCATGTGGGGCTTTCGTTGGAGTACCTTTACAAGATGTAATGACACCAGTAAAACAATATTACACGTCTACACAGCAATATTTAACTAGTAGGACGAAAGGATATGATCAAAATAATTACCATAATATTAAGAGTGGTGATGCTTCCGCAAAACCCGGAACGAATCAAAGTTTGAATAATGTGTATGGATCGAATAATAATATTCCTTACTGTCCTAACGCTCAGGCTTTATTCTCTCCGGTCTATTATAAACCTAATAATTCAAAATTTGCACAAGAAGGTGGTGTGTCATCAAGTGCTCGTATTACAAGATTGAAATACGATACGATTACTAGTAATGCAGCGTTACTTGCGGGTCCATTTGGACCACAAACGGCGAATGCTTTGGCTTATCCTGGACCATCCACGACATATACATTGAAAGATAAAATTGGGTATCCGAATATAAGGACGCCGATTATTTGTCAAGGTCAAACACCAACTATTGGGTTTACGGATAGGACGCCTCCTTCATTGCAAATTCGGACACTCCCCCAGTAGGGGAGCAGGGGAACCTACGGTCATCAGAAATCCTTAGGATTTCCAGACCCCTGCGACCCCCTCCCTTTTAAGGGAACCAAGGTGTTCCGCGAAGCTTACGCCTTAAGATCCCTCCTTCACGATTGTCCCTACAAAAGGATGGGGTCGTAGGGGAAACCTTGGTTTCCCCTACTAGCAGTTATGCTTCGAACACCACAACATACATTTTTCAACATTTGCTTTAATGAGTGTATTTAATTTTTCACCGCGTGTTTTAGAATCAATTAGTGAAATCGTAAAATGAATATTCTCTATCTGTTGTTGCCCAAAAATCGCGTTTAATTCTTCTATTCGACTAATAAAATAATTTGATAAAGGAACTGATAAAAATCGAATTATCTCATATTGAGCATTTAAAGGGTCAATCATTTTTTCAAATGCGGACCGGATGAACGGTATAAAATTATTACGATTTGACTGAGAAAACAGAAAACCCTTACATACAATGTATTTTTCGGAATTCGCATAACGGCTTGTTTGCGGTTTAGTAATATATACTTTTTCATAAAAAGAAGACAAAATTGCCAATACATCAAGAGTATGTTGCATAAAGCAGTCAAATATTTTCAAAATAAACGACCCTTTTTGTTTTTGAAGGCATATAGCATAAGCCACTTGGGCAAATAATAATCTAGAGATATTGATCTCTTGACTATTGAAATCTACAGAAAAATCAAATCCACCGTCACCTGTAATAATATCCATTTTGGACCCATATTTATCCACACAATAATCAAAATTCGCGATGGATAAGATATCACCCGTTTTATCCACACCCGTTTCAATATATACATTTGGATTCTCATTTAGGAAATATTCACTTTTTTTCCATGCAGGAATATTAGCATCATATACATCATCTAATATAGTAATCCCAATATAAGTGTCATTTTTATTTTCACGCATATTCACCAATGCTTCTATAAATCCACCCGGTCCCTCTGCCAAATGAAACGATGATATAGGTGCATCTATTGATTGTATGGATGTTTCATTTATATCCAATAGTCTGAAAAAATTGGTGATTTCTATCATTTTGAAATAGGATCGAGATAGAGGTTTATATTTAGAGATGCTTCGATTGGATCCACGATATTTATTTGAAAAAGATTTAGCATCTGTTTGATTATAAATAGATGGAACTGGACTATGAATATATTCATATGGATTAGTATATCTTTTATAAATATCCCATTCTTTTTCGTATATATGAATACGTTCTTTTATATCATATAAATAATTCGACAATGAATTTGAACATATTGGTTTCATGGGACTGATAATAGCGTCAAAGCCAGGAGGTGGGTTTACGGATTCTGTGAAAAAACAGTCGATATCTTCGTATAAACGCGTAGCATTTCTCGGTATTTGAAAATGAATCATTCGGTCGATAAGGTATTATCGGAGGAACCGTTTATATTTATTTAGTAACTCTTCTTAAGGGAAACCAAGGTTTCCCTTAAAAACCCTTCCTTTTATGGGAAAATACTGAAGGAGGGGCTGGAATCAGTGTTGCTTAGTTTCCTTAAAAGGAAGGGGTTAAAGGGGAAACCTTGGTTTCCCCTTAAAAAATATTTGTAATTATATATACGTTAAAACAAAATGCCCCGTAAATCCATGAAAAAAATGATGAAGGAATTAATGGCAAAAAAGAAATTAACTGTCAAAGAAAAGAAGCTTTTAATGAAAATGCAAAAAGGTGGTGTATGGTGGAATCCTCTTACGTGGGGATCTGCTCCGGCTGGTCCAGTTGATCCGGCAGATTTAACTAAACAATTTGATGATTTAAAAAGCCAAATATGTAAAGTGTGTAAAGCGGCCTTTGGTGAAGATGGGTGTAAATGTGGTAATACTGCTCCTCTACCAGCAGAAGAAAGTTCAAATGTTAAAGAACCTCTCGCAACTGATACACAAACGGGAAATAATGAAGTAGTAGAACCTATGCGTGAAGAATCCGAAAACTCAAGTTTAGAATCAACCGACGAAGCCCAACCCCAACCTCAACCTCAAATGGGTAAACAAAATGGTGGTAGGCGAAAATCAAACAAAAAAAAGAACAAACGATCCAAGAGAGCATCTAAGAAGATGAAATGGTAAATCACATTTTTTATATTATTGAAAAATATAAAAAATATTCAATGAGACCTTTACATAATAAACAAGTATTATTCTGTAGGTTTTTTCACTCTAATTTTAATGGCCTTTCCAAAAACAACGTCTGGTTTATTTGAAGTAGTATATGAAACTTCCGATGAAATATTGGTTTCTCCAGAAACCACTGGAACAGTTTCTCCAGAAACCACTGGAACAGTTTCTCCAGAAACCACTGGAACAGTTTCTCCAGAAACCACTGGGGTAAACTGTTCCAATACCATTTTTTGACCCTTGATTTTACGTATTTTCACCTCTTTATCGGGTTTCTTAGATTTATCTTCGTCTTTTGATCCCTTTTGCTCGTCTTCTTCAGGATTTTCAGACATTTCGACATCAGTAGACCCCTTATTCATCAATAGTTTACCCACCTTCTCGGCATTCACATTTCGCATCTTCTTAAAGACAAAATAACGATTCATGAACGAAATGCGTTTCTCTTCCGGGCTCATATTTGCAGCTGTTCCATAATCGGATTCCTTACGTTTATCTCTTGCCAAATCCGATTTCATGGTTTCGAAAAGCTCATCAAACAACCCCGTACTATTGGGTAACCCAAGACCCACAATTTCGCCCCGAGGGACCAGAGAAAACCCATAGTCCTCCATAATACGAGTCAAATAGTTGAAATTCACCAAATATTCACGGAATACTTTATTGATCGACTCTTGGAAAACATCGATCGCATAACCGATCGATAACTCATCCTCCGGAAATCCCGTCTGATCATACTGTTTAATTATTTCGAAGATTTTACGATCTTCACGCATAATCACCACCGATTCTTCGCGTTTCTTCGTTTTCAAAATATTGAATACAGTCTGGCCGTCATAACAAGTTCCAATATAGTAACCCCCCACACGTGTACACTCCGCCACATTCCTCAAGAATTCATGTAGGGTCTTCGGTGACTCAAAGAAATAATGCATCGCGAATTGACAAGAACTCACATGGAAACCGGGTTCCCCAACACCATATCTTTTATAAACACCTTCACCCAATTCACCCTTATCTTTAGGTCCCTGCCCGAAAACTGCACGAGCGATCTGTTTATCCTTTTCACTGATTAAAGCCCGGGTCGATCTGATATTCAGGCCACTATTGCCGTTAACGAATAAAGCACCTGGTATATTCTGATATTTCTTACGCATATTCAAATAACGGGCACATGCACCATCCAACCTATTCTCAATATTGTCCTTGGAAACATCTACCCCGAAAACGAAACCCAATTTCGCATCAATCCATTTCGATAAATCTCCCGCTTTTCCCACCGCATAATCAATCAATGTATTACCGCGATTCGAAACCGACATAATGAGTCGGCGTTTGATATACAGATTATGGAAATCACGAAGACCCCTCGTACTCGTATCCTTACCGACACGATTATAGTAGACATCATCATCCGCTGAAATTTCGGGAATTCCCTTACCGGTCATGATCATTTCATCGGTTACAGGACTATGGATGGAATGCCAGTTCGAATTCGCAACTTTATAGGCATTCCCGAAATTATCAAATGTAGTACGAAGCTCATTCGTTTTATCATAACGGACACGTAAAGGAACCCAACGCCAACCTGCGGGTTTCGTCATATCATATCGGAATTCCACAATCGTATTATCCTCGAAATATTCATGTTCCTCAGTCATCATCACCATATCCCCCGCACCGTTTTTCACCAAAGTCATATTACAGATATGGGCATTCGGATCATAGGGATTTGTAGGACAGAATTTGACCGGTTTATAAGTTTTTTGGAATCCACGGCTACCGTCATTTGCCTCGACAGAGGGCAAATCATCATTTATAAGATTCAACATCGGATTGATATATCCATCCTTTTTCTCATCGAATCCACATCGGAGTTCCAATACTTTATATTGAATCACATTTTGCGGCCCGGTCAAATTTGTTCCTTCTTGGAAAACATTATGAATTTCATCCTTTCCTGTTTTATCAGTTTTCACGGAGACCAAGAAATCAATTGTATTAAATTCGGCCGGTTTCCATTTAAAAGATCGGTCCCATGCAATTTTGTATAACGGCCCCGCTTTTCCTGCCTTATCCGATGCGACACCGGTGTTCGATGGTGTAAAGATAATTCCATCCGTATTATATTCATAGGTTCCATCACGGACTTTGGACAAAATGGTGGAACAGCCATGGAATATAGAGACATCCGCCGAACTATAAAACTGTTTAGATTTAATCAAGAAATGACACGGCGTCTTTTTCTCAATTCCATCGATCGGTTGTTTTTTCTTAGCTTCGTCGGCTTTTCCGTTTTCCTTATCCATTACTGAATAAGGCTTTAGTTCACGGATATATTTTTGTAAAAGTGGTAACCGGAATTTGGTCTCTTCATCTTCGGCCGATTCCGGAATGAAGGCTAGTTCCCTTACAGATTTCCCATGGATATAATAAACATCGAACGCGGCATATAAATTGATAAACTTTCCATTTTTATCATATTTGATATGCTCTCCATCCAATAAACTATCATGTAGGGTTTTTTCCGCCGAAATTGTACCAGTAAAGATTGCATTCATATTCGTATCAATCATATAAATTCGACCATTTGGGGCAATATATAAAAGTCGGCGTTCACCGTCCGCTTTATCTGTAACTGTATAATTATTTCGGATATTCGGAACATTGGATCCTTCCACTGCCTCAGGCTGAATATTTTCCAGTTGTAGAGTGAAAGATGAAGGTCCAATGAAATCACCCGTTCGAATAAATCTGGGTTGATGATCTAATCCATGGATCATTTTCATATAGGTCTGCATCACCTGATCTTTTTCTTTATTCGAAATGGGATATGCGGATCCTTGGAGGCCGGTTAAAACCGTACGAATACATTTTCTTAATGCAGCCAATAGGATGGCCGGTTTCGAAAATTCGGTTCCCGGTCCCACACGTGTATTATCTACCTCTAACTCGATTTCATATGTCTCCGGATTGGTGAATACTTTGGCCTCTTGAACCGTATAATGTGGAATCGGAACATCGTTATAACCCGTTTTTGGTGATCCTTTCAAAATGGTGATATCCGCGAAAATGGGGAGATCGGGATTCTCAAAACGAACACGATTCAGGTAGCGAAATGTCTTCTTGGAATCGTTCCACTTTGAAATGATTTTTTGGGCTACATCGGAACGAACTGTGAAATCACGCTCCATTTGGTAGGATACACGGAAATTGAAATCGGGGAAATCCACGGGTTTCAAAGGTTTATCTTTGACCATAGGTGGTGACTTTTGGGTGAACTTGATCTTATCGGCTTTCGCAGAAACGGTGGATGTCAAATCAATGAGTTTTTGGAGACTATTTGTTCGACAATATTCTTGGATGAGATCGATACCCACGACTTCCGCACGAATATTCGAAATTCGTGTTTCACCTTCACGTGTATCTGTAAATTCGTTTTGGATACGAAGAATACTGAGTCCATCGGGATTTGTAGTAGTGAATCCTGAGGCAAGAAGTTGGTGAACGACGTTATCATAGTCGATCTTGGATAAACCGCGTTTCTTTCCACCACGCTTTCCATCGCTACGTTTGTCTGAAGTAAAACGAACCTCGAGTTCACTCGTTTTATAGTCTTTTTTTAAAAGGGGATTACTAGCTAAATAGAACTCGACCATGGTCTCGAAATCCGATTTGGGATCACGCTCATGAGTCTTTTTTTCTATATCCTCTTTACCATTATCTCTGTGCTCATTCTTTTGTGCCCCTTTTTCCATGAATAATATATAGTATGTATCCATATATTATTTATGTTCTTATTGAGATCAATTTTAAGGGAACCTACGGTTCCCTTAAGATCCCTCCCTTCTCTTTAAACATGTCAAATAATAAAAAGGAAGGGGTTTAAGGGGAAACCTTGGTTTCCCCTTACCAGCCACACCTTTTCATTAGTGTTTCATAATAATCCGCCTTCTTCCACTTTTCTCCCGGCTCAATTCCGATAATGTCCACCATCTGTTTCAAATCCTCCATCTTATAATTCGATGCAGCTTTCAATGGCTTTGTCGGGTCGCTTTCCACAAGAATATGTGTTGACTTTATAGAATCGATATCAGCTTTGGTATCAAGTTGTTTGAATGAATAATGCCCATCGTCAGATCTTATGAACAAAAAAGTTGGGATATCAGTATTAGTGAGAGTAGGTTTAAACTCAATATAAGTATTCTTACATGTTATTATAGCATGGAATTTATAGAACACACATAGAGCCATAAATGTGTCTAACGATGTCTTTTTATCCAACATGAGCTCGGACATGATTTCCTGAATCTTGATATTGGTAATCTTATGGTAAGCTGTTTTAAAAGCAGCCTTGTCTTTTTGTACGAATTCAATAACCTTTTGCTTTTCCGATAGTTCTGCGTTCTTGTATTTGTTTCCGATTAACCAATATTCCGCTTCCCCGTGATGTGCAACGTATGCACACCAAAATAGAGTATCTAGTTTCTTTGGGCTAAATGCACGGTCTTCTTTGGGCTTTATTTCAGGTTCTACTACGGATACGGTTTCAATATGGTGCTCCGCTACAGAAATAGGAACTTCAACTAGATCAGATTTTAATTCTACAAGTGGAACAAACATCCATTTCTCGAGGGATTCGATCATAGATGCATCATCAAATTTCTTATATGGATAAAAAATTTGATTTAGAACGGAGTAAAATGTCATGACTTCTTATTTAATAATCTTACGATAAATGAGTTACTTGAAATATCTTTAAGTCCTTTAAGGGAACCTACGGTTCCCTTAAGATCCCTCCCTTTTTAAGGGAACCTACGGTTCCCTTAAGATCCCTCCTATTCAATTGAAACAAAAGGAAGGGGTCTGAGGGGAAACCAAGGTTTCCCCTCATTGGAAGTACGCGGACTTAAACGTCTCCTTCTGTGATTCCATCGATTTCAAAGAAGACTCCTGATCATGAATATAATTCAAATATTCTTGGATATCGGTCATGGTTTCTTGTGGCAAAAAAGCAAGATTTATAAAAACACCACTTTTATTCTCATTCAACTTGGTGGATGAATTCTTTTTAAGAATCTTGAGAATTTCAATATGGTGCATTTTATCCATAGACTCAATCTTTTGCTTGATCTGCTCTAAATCTAGAATACTCATTTTTATAATACTATAAAAATGAATATTTATATCCTTTTAAGGGAACCTACGGTTTTCCGCGAAGCTTACGCCTTAAGATCCCTCCCTCGCAATTTATTCTAAGTTTCTTTTCTGAGGAGCCCTCGTAATTTATTCTGAGTTTCTTTTCTGAGGAGATTTCGAAAAGGAATCTATGGTTCCCTTAAAGGAGTTTGTATGATTTGGCAACAAAATGCCTCTCCGACTGTGACTCGGTCAAAACGCCGTTTGCCCAGATTCCATACTTTTTATCTTCATCATCATCATGTTCCAAGACAAGATGGTAAATAGTAAAAAAGTCAGAGTCTAAAACCGGTTCGGCTTTCTCAGATGCCCAAGCATTCAACATAAATTTGTCATCGATTTTGCGATTGGCGGTTCCATAAATAGCCATGACACCTTCGGCTTCGTTTTCAGAAAGTTCATCAACCAATAAAGAGTGTGCACCCGTAATATAAAGGTCGTCAATCATATCTTCCGATTTCGGAAACTTTTTAAGACATCCATTCCATTTATCCGGTTTATTAAAAAGACTATCTTTTCCAATAAATTTAATTGCCTTTTTACCGTGTAAATAAGTGTTAACAAGATCCCCTTCGCGAAGATCCTCAATGTTGACATAGAGGTCTTTGTCGTGAACATGAGCATATAACTTAGTCCCTTCGAGAAAACAATTGTGTACAGCCGAACCAAAATCACTAGCAGAGGCTCCAGGTCCAGCAATAGTTGTGAAAGTAAACACGCTAGTTGTCTCATACTGCTCGGTGCCTATGACATAATATAAATATCCGCTGCTATTGACTAACGAGCCTCCACCGGTTCCAATTACTTTGTAACTCACAATAGAAGAAGCAGTTCCTCCGGTTGCATTTACAAAATCTTTTGATAAATCATCAATTGACGTATTATTGATTACAATTCCATCAGGAGTAAGAGAAGTGAGGAGAGTATAATAGTCCTTTGTTACGGAATCTTCATTTATGTTGTTCAAGGTTAACTCTACTTCATTGCTGACTGGATCCTGTCTTGGAGAGAGATTCGGTATTAGAACATTATCATTTGTTACACCATTTGTAAGAGTATTATTTGTATAAAATCCGTTAGTAAGACCAGCCATACTAGCTGACAATGCAGCGTTTGTTGAAAATTTTATATAGCCTTTTGTGGCCGCTATGGAAATGCCACGTGCATCAGGTGATGTTGACGCTGCAATTGTAAATTGAAGATGATAGTATTTAGTTGTCATCTTTATAATATATTAAAAGATTTTTAATTTTAATAAACGTCTAAAATTTCCATATCCCCTCCTTTATTAATACGCATTTTAGATTTTTCCTGTGTTTCATTTACATCGGTTAACTTTGCAATAACACAAATACTTGTATCATTGAGTTCAAACCGGATTCCAATTACTTTTACCGTAAGCTTTGTGTTCTCCTTAATGCTTTGAAACCTATCGTCAATATAATGGTGATCTCTCGCAATAAATACAGTTACTGGCTTATTCCCCTCATCATCAATAACATTTGCATGAATTCCCGCCTTAGTAACCGTCTTGCATGTACATTCCATTAGCATTCCTTCAACTGGCATACATACCATACACTCAAAGATTACATGAAATTCAATAACATCAGACGCAATAGATCCACTAGAATAACTAATTAGCTTGATCGAATTCGGCTTAATATATCCATCCGAAATACACTTTCCACCAATCTTTGAAACGATCTTACTCTCTAAATTCTGTTTTAAAGTCTTACCGATTTCTGTAATCGAAAGGATGACTTTCATGTTCAAAACTGAACGCATATAAACACCGTAAATTTTACGCTCACCCGTTTTGTCATGGTGTTTATTTTCTCCACTTTCGTGTTTCGGTTTAGGTCTACGGATTGCTACTGTTGCCATTTTATATACTAACAATATAATTGTACTAATCATTTATATTGTTTCTAGGGGTTCAATTTTATTAGGGGAAACCAAGGTCTTCAGAATCAGCGAAGCTGATTCAAGCCCCTAAGACCCCTTCCTTGGGTTCCCTGCAAGGGAGGGATTTTAAGGGAACCGTAGGTTCCCTTAAGACCGATACTTCTCGATTCCATTATAAGCAGCAGTTTCCGGATCCATATACCATACTTTTCCGTCTTTTTTATCATCCGACATCTGACGCATCAAAATCTCCAAAATAATACAAAACCCCTTGGAAGAAATAGGACGAGCTTCCTCCGTTGAATATTGTTTAACCACAATAGCATTAACTCGTTTCACTACATTTGCCTTAATTTGACTATCAATTCGGGTTCCTGTATTATTTTGCATTTGTCCAAGTTCTTTCGTCTTGAAAACCATTTCCTTACCGGATTTAAACATATTAATAAATCCTATCATAGAAGCAAACGTTTTCGGATCTATACGAAAATTATCTAAAGCACCTGCCATTTCAAACTGTCTTACATCTTCAGAATCCGCCTCTTTCCATTTTACTTCATTCGTATCAGGATCAGTTTCTACTAAATAAATTTTCCATTTATTTTTATCACTTATTATGAATCCTACTCTTGAACCCACACTTACCAGTTTTCCATCCAAATAGTTTTTTATATGTTGTTCCGTTGAATTTGCATCTTTAATATCATGGATCTTGGAATAAAGTTTCTTTATCAATATGAATTTATCCGCAGGCATCAAGACATCAACCGCATGTTTCAAAAAATGCTGTTTCAATTCATTGAATCCAATAGCATGTACAGTCTGTAAATGATCAACAACCAAAGCCGCTTCTTTGAACCAATCCTGATCTGTGGCTCCTTTTTTGGTTTTACTAACAGAATTCTTCATTTGAGTATCGACTTCTTCCAAGATTTTACTATATTGTTCATCCAAACTAACCACCGGTCCTTCCGTTTTCCCTTCTTCCAATATATCGGCGAGTTGAACAGGTGCGGTGATATCCTTAGGAAATTCTTTCGGTAGTTCTAAATTCACATGTTTTCTTTTATAATCTATAGGCACCGAGCGTTCGAATACGGAAATCGATTCATCATTTATCTCCACCGGTTGGAATGCATACACATCATCACGGTTAATCAAATTCCCACGACGACCATATCGATCAATTAAATACTCACTTTTATTATTAATGAAAACACTCAATGCTGAAAATATCTGTTCAATTGGATACTGTTTTACAATATTAATTGCATTTATTAATTGGATACGTTTATAGAAAAACTGGTCACGAAAAAGCTGGCGAATACGATCCATAATTCTTGGATTATTCGTCTGTAAGAAATCCACACTATATGTATCTTTTACAACATTTGCTGGTGATATATCAGTAGTAGAAGAACATTTGAAATCACAAGAGTCCATATAATCGCATATTTCAGTAAAAGGTCGATCACCTATCCTATAAGATAATTGCTTTTTCCCCGTGGAAAGAGTAAGAATAATATTCTGATTCGCCGCGAGGGCGACTAATTTCTCCACTGTAAAATTCGTCTGACCAATATTCAGTAAACAATCTACAGCGACTTCTTTCATGATTCTCGTGACTCTACCGATTTGTAATGATTTTTTCTCCGCCAAACGATATACATAGAGATCAACTGCTTCTTCCTCATTATCCATCAAAGTGCCATGCATATAAATCTCTACATTTCTCTGAACAAAAGATAGTCCACAGTGGCTCATATTTCTTACACCACGTCCAATAATTTGTTCAATGCGATTCATATTATACCAAGGTTCCAAGATATGAACTTGGCGAACATTCTTGAAATCCAAACCTTCCGATCCAGCTTTGGAAATCAAAACCACCTTTACAATTTCACCATTTTTATTATCTGGACTAGTAACCTGTTTAATATCCGCCATATTTTGTGGCGAAAAAGATTTATCGCCAGTAATCATTACATATCTGGCTTGTCTAAAAGGAGACCCCGGTTCCAATTGAGATCTAGGTTTCATTGTTAGAGAATCGAGAGGTTCAACTGGTGCGTCTTTAAAAAGAGGTTTCGTATAGTCCGCTGATCCATATCTTGAAAAACCGATTTCTTCCAAGGCTAGAGCTAACGGTACTACACCACCGTCAATATATTGTGAGTAAATCAAAACGATTCCAGTGCTATTTTTTATAATGTCACAAATTTTTGAAATCTTGGAACTATATTTTGGCAAAACAATCGGACTGAAAATACGACCATACTGTTCCAAAACTGCGGATTTATATTCAAAATTATAACGCATCGGTGTTTTTTTCTTGGAATCATCAGTAAAGTTCATGATGCTACGCATACCACGTTTACCTACAATAGTACTAAGTGGATCACCTTCATCAATGTATTCATTTTCTTCTGCCAAATCACCAAGATTCTCCAAAAAATCCATTCCAAGTTCATCCATCTTTCCTTTTGCTATTCCAGCATCCAATTCCAAGCTTGGATAAACAATATTCAAGGCTTCCAGTGGTAACTGTAATTTCCGGAATCCAAATTTATCCATATTTTCAAATAATATTTCCATTTTTGATTTTTCTATTTCCTTACGTAATTCCGCAATTATGAGTTTATATGCTTGTGCTTGATAATCACCAATTTTTGTCAAATAAAGAGGTACATGCTTCAAGGGGTCATCAATTGTTTTATTATTCAATTGAATTTTAGGATATTTTAAAGCGTTCACTGGACGCGTAATAATAGTCGATATCTGGGTAACAAGCGATCCATTTCCAGCGGGAATGAAAGTGTTTTCCGGAGAAAAATCATTGGGATAAATGCGGTAAGGAAAAGTATACGGATTTTCACCACGGATATAAGAGATATAACCAATCAATTTACGCCGTAATAATTCGGCACCACCTTCCATTAAAACTTTACCATTTGTATCCAGTTGTTCTTTTATAAATGCACCGTTTTTATCGAATACTTCTTGTTCTGTAATAGTTCCACGCTTATCATTCGCGTTCATCAAATTTGCTAACCAAATAATTTCCTTATAAGAATTATACATTGGTGTGGCAGATAATAAAACAAATCGGAGATTCTCACAATGTTTCGCCAATTTCATGAGTCCATGTGCAGTTTTATCATCTTTATTATCATCACTAATTCTTATGTTATGAACCTCATCAATAATAATCAAACGATTATTGAAAAACCGGCGAATATTACGCACTTCCATTTTGACTTGCTCTTCGGGAGGAAAAGGTGTATCTTTGGAAACACCAGTCTTATCGCTTATATAATGAGCCAATTGAGTATAACCCATGAAAACATAATTCTGATTTATTATAGTACGGATTTGCGAAATCACCTTTTCCTTTGCCAATCCTTTTAAACTGGTTGGATTGATTTCTTTAATTAATGTATTTCCTATACAAGATTGTAAATTCCATACACCTTCTTCTTCTTTGAGTCCACGTTCATCGAATAGCTGTAATCGGAAATTGTTTTGTACATTGGGTGAAGCCACTACAATAATACGTTGTTTGATTCCGACCTGTTTCATATAATTTCGCATTTCTTCTGCAATTCCGATCGAACTACACGTCTTTCCACTACCTAATCCATGGTATAATAATAAACTATTATATGGTGTTTGAAAAGATAAAAAATTCTTAACAAATACTTGATGCGGCATGAGCTCGAATGTAGATTTACATAATTTATTGGCAGTGGCTTCAATGTCTTTTATTGCCCCATCATATTGGAAATCATTGAATTCTTTACGTTTTGCGATTTTTGCGGCAAAATCTGGGTCATTTAATTCGGGATATAAAAAATCATAAAAGGTTGCACTCGAGTTCGGTTTTTTATAAACTTCATGCTCTATTTTTTCGGTTTGACGCATGTAGTCATTTGACCCTTTTGGAACTTTATTTAATATTTCGCTTTTTATAATATTTTCAGTATCTTTTATTGTAGGTTGGGTGAATTTTAAAGGGCTTTTTTGTTGTGATTCGACAATATCATCTAAAGCTGTATCGGGTATTGCTGAGTCGGGTTTTACTGAATTGTCTATAAAAACGTTTTCTTCGGGCTGTTTCACTATTTCTTTATCCAATTGCTCTTGTGTAACCGGTTTTGAGACAATTTCCTCACATTCACCTGTTTTTTTATTTCGACGTGAACCATTGGGGCATTTCGGTTTACGTTTTTTGGATGCCGCATTTTTTGGTTTTTTAATAACTATTGGATATTCCATATAACTTAAAATGTATGTATATTTTAATTTATTTATCCATACTTCCCTAATTATTGAACAATTGAACATTGTCTTAAACATTCATTTACCTTTTGAATTAATATATGTTTTTCCTTATTATATTCACGCATTTGTGTCATACAGTCATTATAAGAAAACCATTCCATTTTACTGACTTCTGCTTTTTCAAATTTTTCCATATCCAACGTGTCATCAATGTTCATATGTACTAAAAAGTATTTATGTTTATAAGATTTATAATTTGACCCAGTGAATATTTCCTCAAAAGGTAAAATATTTTGAATAAGTGTCATGCAATCACGTTTAAATCCCGTTTCTTCTTCAAATTCACGGATAGCACAATTGAGATCTGTTTCTTGAAAATTACGTCTACCTTTTGGAAATCCCCATTCGGCCTCTATCCATATTTTATCTTTATTGCTTTCATCAATCAGATCACAAAGTGTGTAGAACCCCTCTTTTACTAAAATGCCTTGTATCAAAGAGTTATATTTTTCTCTGGAAATAGATTCTTCGTTTTTATATTGATTCGAAATCACATTTCCACCCCATAATTTGAACCATACTGCATCGAAATCTCCCTGCTTTAAAATATCTTTTTCTTCTTGAGTCATTTGTTTCAACATATTGATGATATAATATTTGTTATTCACCGCGTATTTTCCACGCATAAAATCGATGAATCCGAGAGTGTCTTTACGACGGATCATGAGGTATTGTAGCTGTCCTTCGTGTTTGCGAAAGGCGATGATTCCGATACTTGTTATCGGAAGTTTACATTGGTGGAAAACATGTCCTGGTTTTCCACAGTTATTGCAATAAGTAGGCTCTTGCATTTTTAAGATCGATAAGTTATTATTTTAAGAAAGGTTTAAGTTATTTTGTCAAAGTTGTTAGAGGTTCAATGAGACCAAATAAAAATGTGTTTATCTAAAACACGAACAAATCTACTCTAACTACGCTACAATTATATGTTTTTTTTTGGTTTTAAGGTCAATAACTACAGGTCTGAAGGAATCGGTATCACGATCGGTGCAGAATTACGGCGTATACTTTCCTGCAACTCGTCGTACCAATGAATCTTGCGTTCAGGAATCGGCGATTCAGAATTCGTATGCATAGGTTCTTGCTGCCGATAAAACTTGCATGGAATTGTGGAATTCGTCTTCACACGTTCTTGCTGCTCATCTTGCCAATGAACCCTGCGTGCAGGAATCGGTGTCACAAGGGGTGCAGAATTAATGCGTATACGTTCTTGCATCTTGTCATACCAATGAATCTTGCGTTCGGGCGGACTTGAAGCATAAAGCGAAATGCAAGCACTATGTGTCAATGGCACGAACGTTTCACCGCTGTGGTATCCAATACATAGATGGTAACCCGTTGTCAGGATATTGTTGCGAACGGTTTTCGCCATATCGGTATCGTACCAATGTGAGAAACGCACATGAGCACTACGGCTCCATTGATTGCCGTGATTGTCAAAATTTACCCAGATGATGCGGCCAAGTCCAAGTCGATCCTCGAGAAGCTCAACAATATCCCGAACGACAACACCAAACGGACGCTCTTGTGGTGTTGTGATGAGATGATTGGGAATATTCGGGATGAAAAGGTTCATGAACTCGCCCTCCTTAACAGAAAGAATGCTGGACATTTTGATTTGAAATTGTTTCCAAGATCTTGACGAGAAAAAAGCCGATCAATTTTTTTTAAGTAAAAGGGCCGTTTTCGAAAATCTGGAACTATTGCATTATAAGATTAATAAGAAAATTTATTGTATTCTGAATAAATAGGAATGACGATTTATGATCAACATGAATTACATAGAAAAAGAGTAGAATTACCGACGGATTTTATTCCATTAAAAGCGGAGAAATTCGATCCCGAAGTATGGGGGCCACATTATTGGTTTTTCTTGGAAACAATATCACATACTTATCCACCCACACCAAATGCGGTTACCAAACGCAAATATTATGATTTCATTTCTAATTTGCCGTTATTTATACCCAATCCCGAGATTGGAGATAAATTTAGTCAGCTCTTGGACCGATTTCCAGTTTCACCTTATTTAGATAGTCGTGATTCATTTATACGATGGGTTCATTTTACACATAATAAAATTAACTCGGCTCTAGGAAAAGAAGAGATTTCTCTTTTTGAAGCCTTGGAAAATTATAGGAAACAATATCAGACTAAATCCATGATTCAAGTAGACCGATTCCGGATACATAAACATTATGTATATTTGGCATTTGCTCTGATTGGGATCATTTTGGCGTATGTGTTCTATTAAGGGAGGGGAAACCAAGGTTTCCCCTCAGACCCCTTCCTTTTAACCTTTACTTGCATTTTGTATTAGATAATTATTGTAAAGGAAGGGGGTGCGGGGGAAACCTTGGTTTCCCCGCAAGGAAGGGATCTTAAGGGAACCGTAGGTTCCCTTATTTGCCAAACATTCTTTCCCAAAGTGTAAGCGACTGAACGGGCCGTTTTTTTATAGATTCGCGTTCACTTGATGTCTCAATTAAATTTTTTCTTGGAACCGGTACGATCATTCTTTTTTTTGATTCACTATGTGCGTTTTGTGAAGCTGAAACGGCCGTTCTTATTGAAACAGATTTGGGTGGAGAATTTTCCCATACTATTCTAGATATTTTTTGATTTTTACGCGTCGAATTAGATACTGGAGAATCTACATCAGTAATTTTAAATAATTCACGTGCTTTTCTAGCAACATCTGTTGTCATTTTTTTACGGTTTTGGAAAATATAGTTTTCCCTTAATTGCCTAGAAACAATATGATTTTTCCTAACATCTCTAGATGAACGTTTAGATGTATCATTATCTTCTTTAGATTTTCTCGCAATTGTAGCATCTTGTTCATTTGACCATAGCTTTGGAACATCATTTTTACCAAACTCTTTATTAAATTCGACTATTTGAT